ATGAGATAAATTTCATTTGCCGGTTCGCACCATCACCTGCGATAAGGTGCGCCATTGTCTCTCGCGCAAGGTTGACAATCAAATTATCTTCTTCAACGGTTTCAATGAGTTTTTTATTTTCTCCTTCGCCTTTGAAGACCTTCATTTTGAAAACGCCGCGCAGACAAACTTCGTCTTTCCACTTTACCATGTTTTTCCTCCTACACTGGTATTAATAAGTTGCCGTTAAAAAGAATTGCACCATCATAGCGGTATGCGCCGTTAAACTTCCGCAGGAAACGCTTGCCGATACTAAAGTCATCAGCAAATTCTACCGTGTCGGATACTGAAGTATTTTCCTGTTCAATAGAAAATCTTTCCTTAGCGGCGCGGTATTTTGTTCCTGCATCGTGGTAGAAAAATCCATCATACTTGTTATGAGTAGTAAAATGCTCATTAAGCGGTTTCTTTATTTGAACGGTCAGATCATCTGCCGTTGTTTCACTGTCTGATAAAATAGTTTTTATCGTGTTTCTCAAAACATCATAAGCACTATTTTCTCCATAGCCAGAATAATTTTTTACTCCGTTATGTCTCGGAACTCCGTTATATTTTGTTATTGATTTTGCGTTATCTGTAAAGTTTTGAGGAATAAACATATTAAGTATTTCTCTGATTCCGTTACTATGTTTGAAAGGAATAATAACAAATGTATCCGGCACTTCCTCTCGTATTCTGCTGTATTGGATAAAGCCGTTGTATTTGTATGTGCCATCATGCTTGAGAACCACAAACTTCAAATCATTGAGGGTATGCCCATCATATTTACCGCGTCCATTGTATTTAAGACCGTTTTGAAAAGTATCCCTTGTAATTCTCCGTACCAATATATTCAATTTATCTGTAACAATAAAATCTTCTGTAAAGTCAAATAATTCTTTTGTGGAGAATGAAACACCGGCAGCGACAACCTCGGCAAGTATCCTGTTGAAGTTTAATCCCGGAGTACCTTCGCCATCGTGTTCAATTATTAAACCAGCCGGATAGTCCGGCACGATATGAACAACCTCCGATGAATATAAATATTTTATTGCCTTGATAATGTCCGGCACTGTCGCATCGTTTGTATTAAGCAGTTTGCGGAGATTAAGAATAACTCTGTAACTATCATCGTTGTTTCCGTTTCGCTGTTCGGTCAGAACCTTTCCTATACGGTCGAGAAAACTGCCTTCTACATTGTCCAAGTCCCATTGATCTTTAAGAGAAAGTATATTTTCGTCTACTTCGCATAAGCCCTTGTCTCCGAAGGTTGCCAGTTTAAGAGTTTCATCTTTACATAACCATTGCTGATAGAAGGGTGGCTTGTTATAAGTTTTCCAATCTATCTTTTCAAAATCTTTCATTAAGCGTTCTCCGAGACAAAGATTCTACTCTTATCAATTACAGCGATCTCAACTTCGCTTATTTCGACATTCTCGCTTTTGTAATCCTCTGCCGCTGGCGGTGTCATATCTTCGGTAACGGCAACTTTTATATCAACAAACCCTATGCCGCTGACATCAAAAACTGGCCGGAACATTCTTTGAAAAATAAGATCAACGCCAACGCCAAGCGCGTTCTGTCCCCACGCGATGATATTGTTTTGTATCGCGCTGACAATATCCATTGGCAATTCTTCTTCAAGGTTTCTTGTATACTCAATTTTTATCCAGATATATTTATTTGTTGGTCTTGAAAATCCTATATCCCAATGAAAGCCCTCGCTGTCCATGACATCTTTTATAATTTTTCCAAATGCCTGTATTCCGGCTGGCCCCTTCTCAAATATTTTTTCTGCGATTGCCTGTTCATCACCGCCGACCACAACAGCCTCGTAACTCTTCGGTGGCCGTCCATTTATATCTACAATTTCTCGATTGGAGTAAACACGGACATATTCCACGCCGGGAACTTTCAATATTTCGTTTTGAATAGCGACCTCGTTTGCTGTCGCTTGTTTTTGACGGATTGCCAGATTCATTCGGAGTTCGGTGTCGCTCTCCATAGAGCGTCCAGTAATGCCGGAAGCGTAATTTATAACGGATTCAAGTCCGTTCACCTTATTTACTATTTCATTCAGCGCACCGATAGAAACAATTATCGGGCCGGTTCTTGTCGCCAGATACACGGCATAGAAACCGAGCAGAGGAAACTCAAGGCTGTCATCAGAAGATGCCATTGAAAAAGCCTCTATACCTGTGCGCGAATGAACCAATAGTCCGTCTTCGGTATTTTGCATTTCAAAAACGCCGGGATAAGCGGTTTCAATAGCTTCTGCAATTCCGTCTTGTATTTGTTCTTCTTCGTCTGTATCCGTTGCGGTGTATGTGATAATTGCAGAATTTATTTGTAATTGGTAGGAATGATTTGCGGAGACTTCACTTACTGAAAGCAGGAAACCAAGAAGCGATAACCGAGAAACGGTTGCCGCGCCTGTAATTCTGAATGTTTGTCCGCTGGCAAGCCGTAACAAATGCCCTGCCGGTATCGGTGTGCCTTCCGCTGCCCATAGACAGGAATATACTCGTGTCGCGCTTGCCGGAAGCCTTTCCACATTGACAAAGTTTACTAAGCGGTCGAGATATACTCCAAATGAATCGTCAACATCGCCTATGGCATAAAGTTTTCCTAACTGTTGCCATAGTTGGGATAATTTCAACGCCTGATTACGAACATAGACACCCTCGATACTGGTGTCTGATAAATCAACATCGTTACCAAAAGCGGTTCGGAAATTGTCTTGTTCTTCCTGTAAGATTATTTCAAAAGGTTTTATAATAAACCCTCTATCTGTCAAACCATATTCCATTTTTTATCCTCCTATCTCCTCTGTGTGGCTGTATGTTTCCCCGGTATCAATTTGAACCGTAAAATTAACTGTTAATTTTCTTGTTGCTTTATCAATACTGGAATTGAAAACGAGAAACTTTTTAACGCCGTCAATCTCTCCGATACGAACCTGTAAAGCGGTTTCAATCATTCGGCGGTGCATATTTTTATTTGTGTTTTCGTCTGGTATGTAAGGGATACCCAAACTTGTGTCCATAAACCATTCACCCTTAAAAATAGAAATGGTATGCCGAATTTTCTGCGCCACATATTCAAGACGTGTTTTTGAGAACCGCCAGCGGTGATCTTCGATAACGAATTTATTTTTGTTTTGTTCAAGAAGTAAACTTTTCATGCTATTTTTCCACTCCCTGAACCAGAAACAAATGGCGGTTTTAATTGAACTGTTATAGTTCCGGCTTTCATATAAGCGTCTATTGCTGTCGCAAAAACTTGCGCGTATAACTCATTACCACCTGTCAGCATTCCAGTCATGGAACTAAAACACGTTTTAAGCGGTGTGGAAATAAGTGTTTTTGTTCCTGTAAACTTTCCAACAGCCGGGCCGGAGAAACTACTTCCGGTGCTTGATATTGTTCCTTTTGAAGTTGCCTGTACTGTATTTTCTGCCTTACAAGCGTTGTCAATATCCGTTGCTATGTGATCTGCTAAATCATCATTTCCATACTTCGCGTTAAATGTATTCAACAAATCTTCTTCAAGTTGCGAAGCGTCTATAGTCATTACTCCATCACTTGCGCCAGAATAAGAACCAGCCGGAGCAGCACCGGAATCAGACGTTGTTGTTTTACCTGCAAGAATATATTTTTTTATGGCTTTTGAAACTTTTTCAGCTTGATATTCGTCTCCACCTTCAACAATGTCATTCATTGCCAGAAAAATAGCGAGTATATCTGTTTGTAATGTGGCTGAAACTAAAGCCATCACGCCTCCAATAACGCGCCTAAATCCGCGTCTGCTGTGCTGATTGCCGTATCTATTGCCGGATTCCAGTTATGAACTGCCGGACTACCGAATGTTGTTGGCTTCGTTGTTTGAAGTTTTTGAAGAAGCGTGTGCCAAATCGTATATAAACTTTTACCGCCGTTATTAAGGGAAGCCTTATCGCCATTTAACTTTACTGTGGTCTTACTATTTTTCGCTGTGAGTACATCTGCCTTCATTTCTACTTTGCATTTTTCTGTCTCGCTGGTGATATGGTCATCTTCCATAGTTACCTTTGCTTTTTCCTTGTAAACAGTTTCTATTTTGTCATCAGTCATAAGAACTTGTGAAATAAGTTTTCCATCGAACTTATCTTTATGAATAATTTGAAGTCCTGCTTCTTCCGCTGCTATAAACTCCTGCGGTTGTAATCCCGGTATGCAATAGGCATCACTCAAACTAAAACGGCGCGGATCGTTATCTTTTATTCCGTCTTGTCCTGCGTCTTTCCATGCTTCTATTGAGCGTTCACTGAAAAAAACAGAAACCTCATCACCCTTCTCAAGAGGAAAGTGAATAGTCCATTTCTTTGTGCCGGGGAATTGGACAGGAACATCTATCAGAAGCGGTAACGGAACAAACTCTTTATTTCCGGCGCGGCGTTCAAGAGACGGTTGTAAAATAGCGCGTCTCGTGCTTGCGTTATATTCCGAGACAACGCCGGGTATAGAAGTGTGAACTCTCGTAAAGTAGTAATCGCAGAATTCTCTTATAAGGTCGGTAAGGTCTTGCATTATGCCAGTACCTCCGCTTCGATGTCGATAATAAAATCAGAGAGCCAGTTATCTCCCTTCAACCTTGCCTTTGTAATTTTCATCTCCGTAGTGATAGAAGATGATTCAACCTTGCAAGCCGCACCGGGTATTAACTGCGGAAAAAGCATTGTGCGAAATTCCCATTTATTCGGCGCGTCTTTTGTCGTGTCCGTCTCCGTTGTTTTATCCGATACCGGCTGTGGAATAGTAAGCAAGCCTGTCTCCGGCGTTAATCGAAGCCCTGTTGATTCGGCGGCTTCGCCTTCCTTGAGGATATATATCATTCCGTTCTGTATCGTGTAACGCAGATCAAACTTGTTAAGAACCTCACGGAGAATGTCCGCTGCCTGTCCCCAATCCGATAACGCGCCGGGATACTTCGCGTCTGACGGTATTAGTTCTGTGCCTTTTGACGGAAGCCCTATTGCATCTATCATATCCTGCACTATGGTAAGAGCGTCTGTATCTGTTGCATAAGATACGGAGACTTGACCAGCCATAACCGCGACACGTCCATCTTTAACTTCAATTTCTGTTACATAGTCCGTATCGGATTTTTTCCGTAAGCCTTTCACGACATCACCGAAAAGAATAGCGGCTATTGTTTCATCGGCATAACCGGCTTTCAATGTGCAATGGTTTCCGGCAGCGCAGATTTTATCGTGTGTCTCTTTGCTCAAATTGTATATTTCAATTTTCGCGGAATTGGATTCGGGCTTGTCCGTTTTCTCAATATCGAAAGCGATTTTAAGACCGTTAATTTTAACACCTTCGCCACCTTTGGGGCCTATAACTACTTCAACTTTACGAATGAACGCCATAGCCTATTCCTCCCATGTCCCATAACAAAGTTTGAAGCGAGTATTAAAATTATCTCGTGTTAATTCTGCGGTTTCATAATTCCCTGTAGTATCAAGAAGCCAGAACTCTCCCGGAGGAAGCCGAGAGCATGAAGCACGGTATTTTCTTAACAGGTATGAACCAACGGAGAGCCGGATACCGCCAAGAATTAAATTATCCCTCGTATCGGAAATAGAAAGTATCCAACCCTCAAGTAAAGAGTTCCAACTAACATTTAACTTGTACCTCACGCCGGAAAGGTCTATTTGAACATTCCAGCGAGGAGTTGTGGCACTAAATTCCGGTAAAATAATAAAATTAAAGTTTGTCATTGTGGCCAAGGCACTCCAAATTTCCTTTGATAATCTGCTTTTGTCGCAGGCCCACCTCTGTCGATTTGCTGGCGCCACTCCTCTTTAGCGATACTGTCTTTTGGCTGTTCCGAACCCGATGTTCCGGCGTTTGTTGTTCCTGCGGTATCTCCTCCTGCGCCGCCACTACTGCCGGAAGCATTTATATTTGTGGTGTCGGATTTAACAACTTTTATTTTTTTGAACTCCATTGTGAACGGAAGGTTCGCGCCGGTTTCAACATCACGGTCGATATTGAACGCCGTTATAACCATCTTTGTAAAAGTTTCCAGTCCGAGAACAACGTCAAGCGTTTGTTTTGTTTTTGTAAGTTTTTTTAACTCTTGATAGGATTGCCTTATTCGCGCCATTCTATCCGGTGCTTGTAAATTAGAAACCGTATTTCCGTCAATGGTCATAACTTCAAACGCGGTGTTTCCAATAAATGCTTCAACAGATATTACGTCCTGATCTTCAATAATGTTATCCGCTACATTACTGCCTTCTTCGACAGGTATATCCGTTACGGAGTTTGAGAATTGATAATGCTCTGCTATAAAAGCGTCCACAATAAAAGTTCCAATCATTTTTTGAGGAACTTGATATTGAAATGCTATTTCTGACATATCAGTTCCTCCGTACCTCTGGACTAGGGATATTTGCTCTGCTGCTGTTTATAGAGCCGGAAAGTTTTGCATTGAATTGAGCGTCTATCTGCCGCGCTATTGCCTCGCTTTGTTCCTTCGATGTACCGGAGGGAACATTTACATTTATTGACGTGTTGGCATTTACTGTTGAATCACCTCCGCGAGCGTTGTTGTAAGCGTAACTCGATGTTTGACCAACCTTGTTCGCCACGGCGGTTTGTGCTGCTCCGGCATAGGCTGGTTGTGGTTGACCACCACCGCCACCTGTGAAGAAGTTTCCTACACCTTCCACGACACCGCCAAAAAATCCTTTAATGCCGTTCCAAGCGTCTTTAATTTTATTGACGAAGCCGAGTAATTTTTCCTGTAAAGAATTAAATAATCCTAAGAATGCGTTTTTAATATATTCTATGGCAGCGGTGGGGCCTTCTTTCATTGCTTCCCACAGACCAGAGAAGAACCCAATAATACCGTTCCATATATTTTTTATAGAATTAATTACTCCGGTAAATACTGATTTTATTCCGTCCCAAATAGAACCTGCGGTTTTTACTATTCCTTCCCATAAACCAGAGAACCAATCCTTGATACCACCCCATACCTTGACCGTTACTTCTCTTTGTTGTGCAGTTTTATTTTTATACCAGTCAGTAAATCCTCCCCAACTTTTTTTCATGTTATCAACAGCTTTTCCGGCAATGTTTTTAATTCCACCCCATGCTTTACCGGCAATGTTTTTAACGCCGTTCCAAACACCAGAAAAGAATTCTCCGATACTTGCAAATATATTTTTAATAAATTCAATAGCCTCACTTATTTTTTCGCATATCCAATCCCATACTGCTTTAACCTTCGGGCCGATAACGTCCCAATGTTTTATTATTTGATAAATAGCGACAGCGATTAAACCGGGTATTCCAAAAATAATTACTGCGAGAACTTGCAGAATGACCTCTCCCCACTTCTTAAAAAATCCAATAATGCCGTTCCATATCTGCTTTATTTTGTCTGCGAGGAAAACAAAGAACTGTCCGATTTTTCGGAAAACAAAAAGAAAAGCGTCTGCGATAACGCCGCCGAGCCAAATAAAAAAGTCTGCTATCTTTGACCAGTTTTTAATTACAACCATTACAAGACCGACAATAAGCGCGACCGCTGCCACTACAGCGATAACAATTAAAGTAATGGGATTCGCCGCCATTGCCGCGTTCAAAAGCCATTGCACTATTGTCCATATCTTTATGATTGCTATAATGCCGACAATAATCGGCGCGAGAGGGCTTAAAAAATCAATTATGCCGCCGATACCTTTTATGATTACTCCAAGAACAGTACCTATAACCGCCAGCGGTGGTCGTAACATTTGAATAATGGGAATTAGTCCTCCGATACCTTTTACCGCAAAGTTTGCCACCTTCTGAATAAGCGGCCCCAATTCATTCAGGATTGGTCTTATAAAAGCGTATGCTGTTTTGAACGCCTCAATAAATGCTTTACCAACAGCAACAACCAAATTCATTACAGCAGTCAACACATAACCAGCAAGATGTTTCAAATCTTCAAAAAAAGTTTGCAATATTTCAAATGCGCCCATGTCCTCAAGTCTGTATTGTAAAACTTCCCACATAATTATTACTTGAAAAATCCAATGTATAACTTCTTTCAAAAACTTTACAAACTTTCCTACAAATGCTTCCTGTCCGGCTCTGACAATTTCAAGAATGTACTTGAGCATATCCTTCAACTCTTCATTTATCCCAATCCCTATCGCCTCGGCAGTCGCCGCTTTGAAGCTATTAAACTGTTTTATAAGGCCGCCCAGAGTATTCATTTGTTTTTCGAGCATTTTATTATAGGGGCCACCAGCGGCAGTTACTTTTTTTAATGCTTCCTCAACCTGTGCATAAGTAACACCGGCTTTCATCTGCGCTTCTGTTAATCCCAATACTCCGGCAACGTCAAAGCCTCTAGCCATAAATTGCTTTAGTTCTATAGCGTCTGCCTTTCCTTTCGAATATACCTTTGCCATAGTCGAGGATAAAGAATCAAATGCCTCTGTATTCCCCTGTGCAACATCGCCTAACAAAGTCATCTGGTCTTTTGCTTTTTCAATATCCATGCCCATAGTTACGAAAGAACGCAATCCTCCTATTGCCGCAGCAGTTCCATAAAAGTCTGATACCGGAGAATAATCGAGGTCGTGAATGACTTTGTTTGCTTTTTCTTGATCACCGATTAGGCTACCAATGACAACGCGAAATCTCTCCGTTTCAGCAGTCGCGCCAATTACAGAGTCCCTAACAAAACCGAATGCGGCACCCATTGCTTTTTGAGCGACACCCATTATGATATTCGCTTTCAAGAATGAGCCGGTGAGAGATTGCTGTTTTTGTTTTGTCTGATCTATTCCCTTGTTGTATTGATCACGTCCAGTATCATCAACTTTGTATCCCAACAAGGTAACCAGTTCACGGATTATCGCCACCTACAACCCTGCCTTTGCTTTGGCATTTGCCTGTATTTTTTCCAATTCCGCTTTATCAAAAGCCTCTCTTGCAGTTTCAACAGCGGAATACATATCCAATACGGCGTTTGCTTTCATTACATCTTCGTAAGTCCAAGTCTCCTGTATCTCGCGGAGAGGAATATTTTTTTCATACCACAACCGCCATATTGGAAATTCATCTTCTAAGTCTTGACTTAACTTCCCGATGTCTCCGATGTCTGCAATTCGTTTTGCTGTGTCTTTTCGCCCGTTGCAGAGGTGAGGGTTTGCTGAATTCTCTTCCCAATACCGCTCACCACTTTGGAGAAAAAATCAGGGTAGTTCACCTTGAGAACAAATACAATCAATTCATAGATTGAAAATAATTTGCCGAGAAAAACCAGTTGCATAGCGGTATCAAAATCATTACCAAAAGCGATACTCCGGGGTTTTCCTTCCTCTGTCCAGTTCGCTATTACATTGGCAAAAAGACGTTTGATAAGTTTGATAAAGCTGTCTTCGTCTAACTTTTGAAATAACTTTTCCAATCCGCTTGAGAATGAAACACTTGCAGGGTTCATGTCGAGAACGCTTTTAACTTTGTTCCCATCAATGCCGCCCAAAAGTTCTCCGATTGCCGGGCCGAAGGTGCTGACAAGGTGCGCTTTAAGGCGCAGACCTTCTACAGCCATAAAAGGCGCAACCTGAAATGATACGCCGTCAATTTCGATTGTTTTTGCTTTGTTTTCCATAGTTTTTTCTTTCTCCTTAAAAAAAATATAATTGCCTCCGGCAAGGCAATTTGATTAACTAAGCGGCTTCCTGCCCTGTATGAATCGTCCACGCGATGTCGGTCGTTTCCTTTGCCCTTTCATCGTCAGGTGTTTTAACAATCCACGCTTGCGGCCAGAACCTCGATACTCCGGTATTCAAATCCGTTATGAGCAACGGAAGCATACCAAGACCTGTTAAAGCGTCTGCTTTTTCAACAGTTTTGAGATAGGCATTGGAAAGGCTGGTCTGCAAAAGAGTAAGATCAACCGTACTCGTGTTGTCATTTGACCTTGCGCGATTTACTTCTCCGTCCGCGCCGACCTTCCTTGTCCACCTCTCGCTGTTAGCTGTAACTTTTACGAATGAACTATCGGCATAACCGCCGATAGGAACACCGCCAAGCGCAACGATGACTTTCTTCGCGTCATAAGTCATTACTAAAGGATTCGCTGGCATAATTTATCCCTCCTATTAAAGCGTTACCACGCCTTTGATTTTGGTACTGTGGATTGCTCCTGCCAGTACTCCGCTGAATTTGACATCCGGCAGGAAACGCTTACCTTTGTCGGTAATCGAGACTTCCGCAACCGCAGGATATTCAATCTCGTATGTCGCAAGAATGCCGTGCTTGACAGCTTCTTCCAGAGCAGACTTGAGAGGTGAAACAACCATCTGAACGCCGGTATCCGTGAACGGAACTTTGTCCACATTTACAAGCGCGGTGAATACAAGGTTCTGAATCCGTGCTTCGAGCCAGTCAATGCCGTGGATAACGTCAATGAATTCTCCTGCCGCTACCTGACCGTTACTTGTCATTGGAACATCGGCGGTGGTCATGTACCATGTGGCGTTCTTCTTCTCGACATTGGAAACCTGTCCCTGTGTAAGTTCGTAAGTCGGAACTGCTTCCAACGGCTTAAACTTCCACGAAGCCGAGCCGGGTTGTTTGGAAAGCATTTTTCCGAAGTAAGCAACTTCCGGTATCGGGTCTATGTCGGAAACTTTGTCCACGGCAGGATCAGCGAGTTTCGCATCAGGGTGATAGAATACGAAAACGCGCTCAATGTTGTTGAGTTTTGTGTATGCCGCGATGTCGCCTGTCTCCTCATTTGGAATAAGGTCATCACCGCTGCACAGACCGCCGAGTTTCTTATTGGATTGAATCCATTGCGCGATGTCCTGTTGGTTAAGCATCTGCCGCGCCGAGACAGCAATCGCGTACCAATCATTGTTCTGCTCTTTGATTTTTGAAAGCGCGACCGTCCAATCCGCATCAGCAGGAATAACTCTTGATGTAAAAGTCATTGTTACCGCAGGGCTTCCTGTGCCGGTAACTGTTACCGTAACATTCACAGCCGCGCCGTAAAGCGTTATGGTTGTTGCGTCAATCTTTTTTGCCGTGAAGGAAGTTCCAAAATCTTCTTTCATCAGCGCGACCATGCGCTCAAGGCATTTGCCGCTTGAACCTTCGGTGTCGAAAGAAATATCTTCCATTGCCGTTCCGTTCACAGCCCACTCAAGCCGTTGTCCGGCAGTAAGGGGTGCGCTCAAAATGCCTGTGGTAAGATTCACGCCTGTTGGAATTTTCCAACCGACATATAAATCCCCGATGTGGCTTGATTGCGAGTACTGCTTTGAAGCAGCCCTGTATACAAAGCCATTTGTGGGGAAACCGGCTGCCGCTATTTCGTCCAGACCTCCAAATTTCCGAACCCTGTGTTCAGGGTCAAAAACAGGATTTATCCCTACCGGACTAAACTCGGCAGCAACCAAGAGATCGCTGAAAGACTTCATGCTTGGCACACGAGTTTGTCTTTCAATAGTTACCTGAACTATTTTGTCTAACTGGTCAGCCATAATATCCTCCTAAAATTTATCTCTACCAGATTTTCATTGCTGATAATCTGGATTGAGTTCAAAGCCTTCAATGTACCCCGGCGCAGTTTCAAGAACGCGCAGGTACGTTAAATCAAAATCAAAACTCGCGCCATTTTCCTGCGCGGTATCAAAGCCCTGCGGACTTTCAATGGTTTCCATCGTTTGCGGAATAACAAGATTCCGGCTCCGCAGTTTGTCAACCCAAACATCAATATTCAGTTGACTTTTTATAGTTTCCAGAACGTCTATTGCGCGTTCTCCGAACCCATACATTGTCATGTTCCGGCGCGTGTGTTGTGTTACGCGCTGAACTTCCTCTCCTTCTGCAACATTCACACCGCTAAAATCCGGCGTTCCCGGAGTTACTGTTGAACGGAACATAAGCATAAGAAAAGGTGCTGGCGGTCGCGGCCCGTTCTGGCTTCCGTAAATTAGGGGAACACCAACAATACCTTGCGCCTTTAACATTTCAGTAAAGAAATCGTAAAGGTTATCCTTTATGTATTGCCGTTCCTCTATCACGTTTCCCCTGCCTTCGGTCTTGTGCATAACAATTCCCAATTAGGAATAAGACCGTTATTCCATTTCGCCGCCGATGTTACTTCGTACTCTTTATCCTCCCAAATAATTTGATCTGCTTCCTGTTCGCCGTGTTCATCAGCAGAAGAAAAATCCAACTCCAACGGCGCAAAGCATCTGTATACTTCGCGGCTTCGCTTTCCTTCCGGCAGTAGTTCAAGCGTTTTCCCTCTTGCTGGTTGCCATGAACCATAAAAAACGGTATCGCTTGCTTCGCCAGTCTGCCATTGACCTTTGACGTAACTTCCTCCGGCGCGTTTTCGCCTGATTAGTTTTACGTTCCTGAACAGGCTCATGATTCACTCACAGAAGCCGCTGGCTGATGAAGAACCTGATACCGGATAGAATTCCGCAATGTTCCGGTGTCCATTAACGGTCTACTGCTTCCTTTCCTTGCAATAGTAGAAGAAGCGTTAGGTGTAAATACTCCGGTTCGGATATAGGATTTAACTCCGCTTTGTCCGAACTCTCCCAACCGCGCCATTGCCGCTTCCGCTTTCAGTTTTCCTTCAACAACCATCTGCGCTAATTTATCAAGCGTCTTTTGTATTTGTTCACGCTTGCCGTCAACGAATCCGCGTATAAATGGACGCGGAGGAATAAACCATTTCCCACCGCCGTTTTCACTCATTGGGGGGCCTAAAACACCTAACTCATTCCATGCCGCAATTTGAGCGAGCGTTGCACCGCCGTCAACAGTTTGCGAACCGACAGATTCGGTAACGCCAACCTTAACGCACATGGATTTTAACTTTTCAGTTTCTTGAAAGATTGCTTCCAAGCCCATGTCGGTGTCGGTATGCCCACTTTCCATTTTTATTCCTCGTTTGCGGTTTCGATTTTAGGTACTTCCTCTGTATTGGAAGCGGTTGTTTTTTCACCGATAACCAATAATCCTTTTTCAAGGAGAGACGCGCCGTAAGCATCTTTTTTAAGATTTTTCAATTCGCGCTCGGTTATCACGCCTTCTTTTTTGTCAAACGTAATGCCAGCAACCTTCTGCGGCTGGTTCGTATTGATTGTGTAGTTATATTTCGTTTCTCCCATTTATGAACTCCTGAATGCCGGGTTTGTACTTAGTCCGGCTGTATTCACGCCAAGTGTTGGTCGTGATTTAATAATTCCAAGCAACAGTTTTCCGTACTTCGTGGTGTCCAATCCGCTGCCGTCTTGTGATTGAGTATTTGCGAAGGTAACGGATAAGCTACCCTCGCTCATACTTGCTATTTGTCCCATGCCTAAAGCGGCATTCGCACCGTTACCGCCACCAGTAATTGTGAAAAGATGACAAGCCCGATACGCTATCGCGTAGGAAGCCAACTTTCCAAAAAAACTTCTGTCCGTTAATTCAACAGCCATTTGTATAAAATCGTCTAACGCTTCATTGCCGTATAATTCCGGGCAGATGTTTTTAATTATCTGGCGCGGTTCGGTTGCCATTTAATTGCCACCTTCCTTTGTGCCATCGAAGTCGGGAATATCTTCGTCTTCCTCATCTTCCTCTTCCGATTCCTCTTCTTCGTCTTCATCATCTGTAGTTTCTTCGGTGTCTTCGGTATCGGTTTTGGAAGAAGTTTTTACTTCGCTGCCTTCGGGTGTGATGTCGCTGTCTTTCAGGGCTTCGGTGTCATCATCTTTGATGTCGTCTGGCTCGACCTTGAGTTTACGCATCTGCTTTGAAAGCACGAGCAGTATTTCATCAGGGAGTTCCTGATTAAACCACTTCTTGAGCGTATTCGGGTCTTGGCAAGACTGTATAATTTTTCTGGCGGTTGCGACAGGAACATCTTTCAGGCATTTTGCCTTTTTCCCTTTACCGCCACCCTTGCCCGGCTTCGCGTCCACGGAGAACGCAACAATTTCTTTACCGAGTTGTGCTTTGATGTGGGGTTGTATCGCCTTCCATTCCTGCTCGGTTAATTCGTTTGTGCCGGGCCGCAGAATAATTGAATCGTTGTCAAAGGTGTATTTCTTGTCGCCTTCCGTGAAAGGGATTAAGGGAATAACCTTGATGTGCGATTTTGCCGGAGTATATTTAACAAACATTCGCTGCCTCCTTAAATTCCATCTGCGTAAGCAAACGCTTGCGGATAATACACGATGACACCAGCGGTTGAGGATTGGCAGGGAATGGTATATGTGCCACCCTTCTTTTCCGTTTCAAGTTGTTCAAAATAAACAACGATCTGATTCTCGCAATGGTCGGGGTCAATCTTTCCGAGGAATACGCGGTTTGAACCACCTGCGCCTATGCCGGAAAGTTCGTTGAACCAATCAATCTTTCTGATCTGCGGAAAGTTGTCGGTGATGTATTTCAACAGAGAAATCTCCGTTGAGCCGAGCCTCCGCGTGGTCAGGTCGGTATAAACCTTTAACGGAAGCAGAAGATGATCGGGAACTTCCTGCCCTTTGGTCGGGTGGACAATGGCGTTGATAAGGTCGGTGATGTCGCGCAGGATTTGATCTGCGTCTTTACTGCGCCACGTTGTCGAACCTCCCAAGCCGTCAGCAGGAAGTGTCGCTTCGGTGATGCCGGGATAATCGAACAATCCGAATGTGCCGCAATCCGTTGAGGATTTGAGCGTCATCTCGTTGAGTTTGCGCTCGTTTGACCTTCTCGCGGCAAGTGCGCGTTTCTGGTCAAGATGTTTTCCGGCGTGCATGGAAGCGCGGATTTCGCGTGTAGAGTAACCGAAGCTGTCGCCGATGTCGTAAACCTTCGCGGTAAACTCTTCACCGAATACGTCTACTCTCGGATAGTCTTCGGCATAGTCCGCGATGACTTTTGACATACCAGCCTCGAAGTATCTGCGGTAGGTGATTTCAGTTACACCTATCGGAATACCACGCGCCATAGGAACAAGTAAAAGACCTTTTGCCTCTGGCGGTTTCGCGTCAAAGGTTTTGGTCATTACAAACTCGGTTTCACGAGCAAAAAAAGCTGCTTCCGCTTTATCCAAGCGGTTTGAAATTTTGGTGTTTACACCCATTGCTATCCTCCTTATTTCATGCCGCGCACTTCAACGCGAGCAAGACCGTCTTCTTTGTTACTGCGGAAAAAGCAGCCACAGTCATAGTTGCCACCGGGTATGTCGGTGAAAACGCCGCCAGCAATGTCTATGTATGCCGGTTCTTTATCCGAAGGGTGAGCATCTTCGTGAACCGGAACAAAAATATCGCCAAAATCTCTGACATTGACAGAATCGTTAATGTCATAGAAACCTGTGCCTTTGTTAGTTGAAAGTTCCGTGTGTTCTGCAACGCCGATGAATTTCATGTTGGTATCGGCTTGAGTTGATACCACGGGCTGGCTCCCACCTTCGGTGATAGTAACAACCACAGTAATATCAATTCCGGGACCAACCACGGTGAAAGCGTTTGCGCCTTCGACAAGGAAAGCGTTAATGCCGAGTTCGCCGAGCGCGGTATTTATGTCGATGTCTCTGACAATTCTTGTAAGGGTGGCGGTGCTGGATTCGACAAATTCGACAACGGCTAAGGCTATGCCGTTAATGGTTACTGCGACCTTGTTCCCCTGCACAAGCGGCGCAGACAAGGTAACTGTTTTGGCGTTGACGTGCGCTCTGTAACAATGCTCGTCATCACCTACCATACCGAACAAGGGATCGCCGGGAAATATTTTTTCCCCTGCGGAATAGGTTCTGGTTTTGCCAGTAAGTCCGTGCGTCTGTCCGGCAATGGCTCTCGGCGGATCAGCGTATAAATCTCTGTTGCTCATGGATTAACCCTCCTCGTCAATGTTTGCGTCTTTATCAAGACCGTTGGTTATACGATACAGTTCATCAACCATATCCCTGTGTGCGGTGTTGGAATCGCGCCGTGGCTGTCCGTTAAAATTCTCTCCGGCAACTATCCGGCTCGCGCCGTCTGCTTTGTTTTTGAGAAGTTCAACAGTGGCATCGAAGCGAGCCGATACATAGGCTTCATCTTTGCCGTCAAATTTTGCTTCGGGGAAAACGGAAAGAATGACAGCCTTTTTAATGTCAATGTCTGCCATGTCTTTCTTGATCTCGACATCTGCTTTTTTGGCAGCGTCATAAAGAGCAAGTTTCCCTTCGATTGCCGAATCAAGACGCTTCGGGTCATTGAGCGCGTCCTGCGCGGTCTTCAATTCCTTCTCCGCTTTGTCGGCGCGAGCCTTCGCGGTGTCGCGCTCGGCTTCAAGAGTTGAAAGCGTGGTTTTGGAATCACCCACAGCTTTTTCCGCAGCGTCTGCGCGAGCAATCGCGGCATCCGCTTTTTCCTTCATGGACACGTATGCTTGAACAAATCCCTCCGGAGCATCGTACTCCATGCCGTTATCAAGCCTGAATTTCATAGTCATATCCTCCTGATTTTTGGCTTGGTCTCCTCTGGTACTTCCAGAGGGTATATTTACAAGAACAGCGTCTCCGCTATCCATGTGAATCCCTATGTCATCAAAACGTATTCGCGCCGCGTCTCCGGCTCTTGCACCGTCAACTAAAGCGCAATGGTTGTAACGGATATTCCGTTGTATACAGTCATAAGCAATGCCGCACCAAACGCCGGAAGTTTCTTCAATCTCGCAGTTGTATCCCATCGAGAGCGCGAGTTTTCCATTCTCCGCGTCTTTAATGGCGGCAGCGTCTGTAATCGTTAAATCAATAGCGACATGAAAACCATCGGTGTATGTATTACCGCGCCCTCGTTCAAGTGTCATGTCATCAGGAAATCTAACGCCATAGTTGTCTACCCAATCCGATGGATTGTTTCCGAGACTTCCTATTTGCAGGGCTTTGGCGTTGTTGGGATTTACTTTCTCGGAAGGGTGGTCATTTGTCATGGGTTTGAGTTTCATTGAATCCAATGATTCACGCGCAAAAACTTCTTCGGGCAGACGCAGTTCCAATGTTTTTGTTCCGTCTGTGTTTAGGTAGGTGAAAACGCCAACGCTCGTAACTATGGCTCTGCCGGTTAAAAAGCCGTCTGCATTTTTCGTGAACGGCGTTGTCATCCACTTCCCGACATCGGTGGAATCGTATCGTTTTACTTGTTTTAACTGTCCCGGCATCAAAATCTCCTAAGGCAATAAAAAAAGCCAGCCGGAACAGGGCAGGGTTTTCCTACCTTGTTCCGGCTGGCTTCCGTATTCGGTCGGCCGACCGTAAAGTAACTTTCGCTAAAATTATAGTCTCATACGAGACTTATGTCAACAAAAAAAATACAAATTTGTGATTAATTATAATTGCCTGAATTTCGCCTTTTTTGCGGTTTTCCGTGGGTGGGTAAGGGGTTCTCATTGTGAAACCGGAAGTTTTTCTCTCCGGTTATCTGCACGAAGTTCTGTGGATCACCTGTAAAAGCGACAACAACCCTGCCGTATTCGCCGGGTTGGATTTCCGCACACAAATCCTTGAATTTAGCGTTTTGCTCTGCCGTCAATTCCATGATAGATTCTCCCAAATCTGAAATCCTGCATTTTTCCGGCAAAAAACGCTTATAAATATTACTCTACACCGAGAGTATTGTACTGAAAAATATCGTCCAACGATGAAGCATCAAGAGCCTTCGCAGTAGTTAAAAAATCTGTAACTATATCATCAATAAGGCTGGTTGGGAAACCCCACAAATCAGCATTTTCCCTAAATCTTAATATTTGCTCTTTTATTTCCTCGTCTGAAAAACCATCATGAAGTTCTTTTAATACATGGCTGTTTGTTTCTTTATATCCATTTGGATAAATATCTTTTTTTATACCAAATACTTCTTGAAGTGATAATGCTTCACCTTTTCTTGAATCACGAATAAATGTAATTATATCTCCGGCAATTATCTCGCTCGGAATACCGATTTTTTTTGACTGTTTATAAAATTCGTTAATGTCCATATTTCAACAGGTACTCCTTTTCAATAAGTTCTCCAACCTGTCTGGCAATCGGTCTTATAGCAGAGGGTGGGTTATTCCTGTATTCTCCCCAAGCCTCCGCTATAAATTCGTTGATAGGATCACGGCTGGTATTCTTCCACGCATACTCTGACAAACCGGCTGTAATTTGGTCTTGTGAAAGACTATTGTATAAATCTATTATAACCTTGTTTTTAGATAATTTCAACAAGTCATCTAACTGATGACCTATTTCATGGTCAATTATAAACTTGAGTTTATTGACAGCAGGTGGGTGATATTTAGCATCTATATCTTTCTGTACCTTTTCTGCCAATTTTACCGTGTCTTTTGCGTATGCGCTATTCATGGAAATACCATTTATTAATTCTGGTTTTACATTAGGGTGAAAATGCTTTTCATTTTTAATGGAATGAGCATAGTCTTTTGTTCCTATACCTAAATCAAGGTTTTTAATTCTACCTTTTACGTGCATTTCTAGTTTTTTGTTAAATTCTGCATCGCTAAGATTTGGATACCTAGCTTTTATTTCAGGGTACATTGCTTTTGTTAATACTTCTTTTAAGAATATGTTTCGTTGTTGTGCTGTTCCAACAAATTGGAAATTGTTTTTTAATTCAGGGAATTTTTGAAGTGTTTCATATATTGCCTTGTTCATTTGATTAGCAACGTCTATATGTGCACCTTTATATTCTGCCTTCGGTATTCCTAATACTTTCTCTGCAAACTCATTGGCTTCTTTAATTGTTTTTGCTTCAACAAAGTCATCTTATGCAGAAGATTGTTGAGGTTGTGTTACTGGTGGTGTAGAAGTAGTATTATCTGGTGCTTCTATTCCCATCATTTTTTCTTCCTTGTCAATAATTGAATCCGCTTCTCCAACCAGTTCCTGATAAAACGCTGTCGCAGTACACCGGCATTGATAATCCATACCGGGGTGGAGTTGAACCGCACCCATCGGTCTAGCTTGCCATGTTTTTCCTTCGTCTGTGCTTAAAACAGTGGAATCGTCCCAACGGCACAAAGCACCGTCCATAGGTCTATGTGTTGAACGCACCCTTTCATCTCCGGCAGTTTCCCACACATACATTGTCAGCCCTATGCTCTCCATTCTCATTTGTGTTATTTGACCGTTCAGTTTACCGATCTGATCTCTGGCAATGAAGTCAGCGCGGCTCTTTGAGATTTTATCATCTAACTTTCTTATTTGTTCGCGCAAGGATTTAACGGTCGCGCCTGTGGTAACGGCTTGCTCTGTAAGTCGGTTTATGTCGCTGATATATTTCTGCATATCGCTTCGGATAATCTGATAATTGGTATTTGCCCATGTGTCTCTTGCGTCTGGCCACCATTCCTCACCGACAGGAAACTCCACGCCGAATATTGACTTCGCGCCTTTTTCGTATTGTCCCTCATTGAAGTCAAAAACGCTATCAGCAATTTTTCCCAATCCCATATAAATAGCCGAACCGCTGACCGCATCGTTATCTTCGGGAACATACTGCGCGAGCCAGCCGGACAAGGAATCAATCATTATCTTGAAAGTTTTTCCCGGTACTGCGTCCAATCGAATAACGGAAATATCATCGGCGGTATCGGCGCGGAAGTCTGCGGAATCGCCGCGCAGTATTTCTTCCTGATTTTCCTTGAGGAAGTTATGAACATAATCTTTCATCGGTCGAAGCCACGCACGATAACTCGCGCCGTAACGCGCCTCCGTTGCGAAGGGGTAGAGCCACCGTTGCGGTTTTATTTTTTTACTCCGCTGTGTACGGCTCATTTTTAAGCGGTTGACTTTTATTAAGTTCACCAGCGCGGCGCGAATCGTATTGTTCATTATTTTTCTTCCGCTTCTGCTTCGCCTTTGTTGTTTTCTTCTTCCGGTGGTTTATTCTGCGGTGCCGGCGCCATTGTAGTAACAGGTGGCAACTTTTCTTCTTCCTCAATCTCTGCCGGTACTGGTATCGCGTCCAGCGTCTTTCCGTATTTGAGGAATTTCACTTGATAGGGTTCAAGAACGCCCATCTCGATATAGAGCTTGTAAGTCTCCGCTTCGATTTTTTCTTTGTCGGTCTGTATTTTCTCAAGCTCTGCTTCCTCTTTTTCGTTCATTGTTTCCAGAGGGAGAAACTTGATGTAAGGTTCTTGAATTCCCTTCCACTCGCTGATGATGCGGATTATTCTTAGTATCATTGGATATGCTTCACTCTGTTGTAACGAGCGAACACCGTCATAGTAATTACGCATATCCGATTCACCTGTTGCGTTCATGCCTCCAGGGGAAACGCCAAACAACCGCGTTATCGGATAACCAGTATCAGAAGAAATCAACATGAACAAAATATAAAGTATTTCTGGTATTCCGCGAAAATCAAAAACATCACGAGTAAAATCTTCCTCACTATCCATATACTGCGAGCGATAAGTAGAACGTGTTAAATCGTTGACTTCCACGCGGCGCATAAGTGCTTCCTTGCCTTCGGCTGATGACAACAACGTCGCCAAATCCTTAAACTTCCATTTGCCAACGCCCATTTCCTGCAACAGTTGGTCAATACTGCCGAGCGAAGAACCAAGAGTTTGCAGACGTGATTCAGCGCGTTGAATAACAGATATTCCCCAAAATCTTTGTTCTTGAGAAAGTATTGTTTCCGACCGCTTCGGCAAATCGTCTCCGTGCATTTCGATAATGCGCGTGTAGTGAACCAACTGTGAACCAGAACCGGCAGTTCCGTAATCAAACTTTACCGGATACAGAACAGGCAGACCGAAGCGCGGTAGCGTGGGATCGTTCTGCCATTGAATAGTTGCGAAGTCAATATCGGTTCGGTCGAGAACTCTTAATTTTTCAAAGGAGCGTATTTTTTTGGGGTTCAAAGGTAATGACATATCCAGACCGTCAATAACGGAGATAAGAATTGCCGCGCCGCCCTTGAGCCTGTTCCAGTACGTTGCTTTTTTTAATTTCCCTAATACGTCTATGTCTTCCATGACAGACGCATACTCGTCTATTAAGGCTTTCACTTTAATTTCATTGAGATCGGGAAAATCATATTCCCACCCTTCACGGTACATATCATCGGGCAGGAGTTTCACAATCCGCGCCGCCAGACCGTCTTCCGCATACATGGAATCCAGTTCCGAATCGGAGAGCAGACCATCGCTGATATGGCGCGTCTGTTTTTTCTTTGCTGTTTTTGAAGAATTAAGACCAGTGAGTAAATTACTCCAACCGTCTTTAACGGATTTAATTTTTTGGAGTATGCCGGGTTTTTCATCACTCATATATTCCCTCCTGAAATATATTTTGTTCCGACAACCCCGGCAGATTGTTGAAACTATAAATTAACTATGCAATAATTGTACCAATTATCTCAATATGTTTAATCAATGGTTTTATTGTCCATGACAAATCACCATTATAAAAAATAGAAAAATCATCGCCTATAAGAGATTCAAGTTTTTTTCTTGTATCGTTAATATATTTTGCTTCTGCAGGGTCATTTATAAATTTTGTTTTTACATAAGAAGCAGGAATATTTTGCGTTTTTCCGCATCGGCGCGGATGCATTACTATTTCAGGCATTTATACCTTCCTGACTTAATTTATACCTTAGTTCGCATGAAGCTAACCGATACGCATTTTTTTTATCTTGTGTTTCTCCGATTATTGCCATACAGTCATAATACATAAGCTGGTTAAACAACAAAGCGTTTTCTTCCTGTTTTCTTTTCATTAATATTTCATATTGGTTCATTACTTATCCTCCAAAATTATTTTACCTTTGTTTTTTAGATCGTTTTCTCGCTTTATTCTTTCGGTTTTATCAAAATATTCATATCCTATGTAATTTTTTTTGGCATATATTATTTTATCACCTTCTAAAATATCTTCTACTTCCATTCCACAATGTGGACAATACTTGTAATTTTTTATATATCCTTCTTCGTCTTGAGTATAAACTGGTTCTTTGCATTCACCACATAACCGTTTACCATAATATTTATATTCAAAATCTAAAATTAATATCGGTTTCAAAATCAACCTCCCATTCCAATATAACATTGCCGCCATAAAATAGCAACTTTAATCTTTGTATAATTCATCGGTAACACCCTGCGTATCCCACAGCGCGTATCCTGCGGAAAGGTTATCCACCTGATCATCGTGCGTACCAAGCGGAAAACTCTCGATCTCCTCCAACCATTCCTTGAGCCACGGCGCGTTCAAGGGAACATGAACATTACCGGCTTGGAAAATCGGCTCAAGCGGTGTGGCGCGTACCACCTTGTCATTATTCTCCGGCACGGAATAAACCATGCGCTTACTAAGCAGTATTTTTCTCAAAGTCGCTATGGCATCTTTTGAATCAAGGCTGTTGCCAACGCCGATTTTCACATAGGGGCCGTCCTGTTTTGCCATGAGCCTTATTTTCGCATCACGTTCCGGCGCGTTGTCGCGCATACGGATTACGTTCTTAATATACAGGTGTATCATATTATCCTGTATATGAAAAGCGAGTAACGTGCCGGAAGTAAAATCGGGGTCTTGTTTTGCCCTTTGTTTTTTTGTATGCGCTAAGTCCCAGACGCGATACCATTGCAGATTTTTGGGATACTCCGCTATATTTGCGTGTCTCTGAACGCAGTCGGTATTCAGCAGATTGCCTCCGCGCTTCTTCGGGTCTAATTGCATGAGCGAGTAAAATCCGTACTCTCCTAAAACGGCGCGGCGTTGTGAATACCATTTTTTTGGAAAGCGTTCCGGGAATAAAGTGCCTGTCTCGTAACGCTCGGAAAGGGCAGGGAACTTCAAAAAATTAAACTTCGGGAATTCGGGATCGCTTTTCTGGCTTTCTTTTATGCGCCCGATAATATCGTCAACGTGCCACGGCGTTGCCAGTACGATGGTTATTGATACTTCCGCGCCGCGTGTCATAAAGTCGTTTGTGAAAGCGTCCCACATCTTCTCGCGCATTGTCGGTGATTCCGCATCGGCGCGGTTACGGCAGTAGTCATCGAGCAAGCCAAGATGATACCCCTGCCCGGAAAGACTTCCCATTAAACCGCTGCTAAAACATTCGCCTTCATGGTCTTTTATTTTCCAGTGCGCTCCGCTTGCCGAGCCGTGGTCTATCTCGATGTTGGGAAATAACTCTTTATACGCTTTTGTCCTGACAAGGTTACGCGCCGTTTTGGAAAAGCCTTCCGTCAACTCCGTGGTGTGTCCGCAGAGAATAACATTGCAATCAGGGAACAGCCCAAGAAAGTGCGCCGGTAATTTCCGGCTTATAATTTCGCTCTTGCCGTGCCGGAACGGTACTGTAATAACCCAATACGTTGAGATGCCCTTACGGAACTTGTCAATAGCGTAATCAATACAGGCGCAGATTTGTCGGGTGTGGTAACCGACAACAAATGGACGGCTCTGGTTCGTCCATGTATACGACATAAAATTAAGGTGGTGATCAACCGCTTCAAGTCGCCGCAGATATTTGAGCTTCCATAATTCATCATCGGTGATGTCCACGACACCGGCGTTACGGCTCATTTATTCCTGCTCTGATTCACCTGTAACTTTCGTTATGCGATATTTACCGAGCATTGGAATATTTGTTTTTGCGCTTTCTCGTAACATATCGAGTGTATAACCACAGGCGGTAAATAATCCACCAATAAATCCGAGCAATAAAAAGAACAATGCAAAAATAATCGTCATTTTTTTTCTCCTTTGCTTTTAGTCCGGGGCTTCGCCGCTGTCGCGGTTTCTTTGCCTTCCAATTCCTCAATCTTGATATTGAGTTCTTTTTTCAGCTTGTCCGCGAGGGCTTTCCTTTCCTTCGGGTCTGTCGGCAGTTCGTTATCGCCGCCACCGCCGAAATTTATCTGCTGTGTCGGTTTACCCATGATTCGGTCAAGGATACTGTTCGTTGCCGTAAGCGTTCCGGTTTTCATGTCATGGAGAAACGCCGATATACAAAGCGCGACAATAACAGGCAGTTTGCCGACATTTTTTTTATCAACCATGACCTCTAATTCCTCAAGGGTATGCGTTGCAATAATGGTTTTGAAAATCGCAACAAAGTCATCGTTGGAGACATTGTTCTCTTTAATCCATGCCTTCAATTTTGAAGGTTTGCGGCCACGATTCGCCGGTTGGTAATCCGAAGAAAACCGCGTTCTTGCTCCTGCCGCTAATCCATCTTCTCTTGCCATATTTTCCTCCTAAAAAAACTTGAAATATTTTTTCCTTTCTCCTTGAAGAAAGAACCGTCCTGCCGTAATGTCAAAGCATAAGGAGAAGATAAATGAAAGCATACGGATTTATGATTAACGGTCGCGGCTCTGGCAATGGCTATGACCGCAAAAATAGTAAAGGTGATTGGATAGGCAAAACTCCCCATAGTTCTTTGGGTAAAAACATTGCTCTCCGCGCCCATAAGAAAGTCGCTCGCCGAGCCGGTAAAGAAGCCATAATTGAACAAGGAGTTTAATATGAATGCGAGTACAATAGCGTTAAACAACATTAAAATGTGGTTCTTCCAAGGTGCGATTACATACGATGACGCGAAGAAACAAGCAACGCCGCACATCGAAGCCTTTAATAAAAGAGCCGCCGAGATAGCTAAGAAACACGGCGTTAAACCGCGCCAGATCAATTTTGCGTCTTTCATGCGCTGATTTCCTCCGCTTCCGCTTTTTCCTGAATATCCAAAGCGTCAATTAATTCTTGCTTTTCAATTTTGCATTTTTCCGCTGCCTTTACCGGATCACCCTTCACGAACACAAGCACGTTCTGATGTATCTTCCCAACCTTCCGCGATTTAACAAAACCCTCCGCAACAGTAAGAGCTTTCGCCGCTATTTGCGTAACGAGGATCATCTCGTTATAGAACCTCACGCCGGATTCCTCGAAGGCGCGAACCGTATCCGGCACAAGCCCATAATACGGGCCTGTTTTGGAACGCGCTTCTCCCACAACGAATACAGCGAAGGAATTATCCCGAAGATAGGAACAGGCTTTTTTTATGATGTCAAAATATGCGGTTCTGAACTCCGGATAGTCCATGTTGGAAAGGTCTTCCGGCAATTTTGAGTAAACTTCCAAATCCGCATACGGAGGGCAGGAGAAAACAAAATCCGCTTCAAAGCCGGAAGGAAGGTGATCGGACATGGCTCGGCTGTCTCCGCAAAGCCATGTCGGTTTCTTTTTCTTCGCTATGTCAATTTGGGATAGGTTTGCTTCTACCTGTTCCTGCCTTAAATCTATGCCGGTATAGTCATAATCCAAACAGCCAGCCACTATACCGCGCACAGAACCACCAGCAAATGGGTCAAGCACCTGTCCACCGGCAGGGCAGAACCATCGGTACATTATTTCGCATAACACAGGGTCAAATATGCTTTCAGACGGCAGGGTTGAACCGCTTGCTTTTTTCGCGAGTACAGCCATGTTCTTGAGCATTCCGTCATTTCTACCTTTTTCGCTCTGTATGCCGAGACTAAGCCATGCCTTCTTCCTGTCCTGCCAGTAACCGGAAGCAACGCGGAAAACGGAAAGGGGAGGGATTATAAAACGCTCTGCGAGGGATTTATGTTCCGCGCCGCCGATGTCGAAGTCAAAAGAAATGTTTGGAATTTCAAAGTCGATAAAATCACAGTCAAAATCAACGAATTCTGCAAAGCCTTCCTGCGTAACCGTTCCGAACTGGCTTATACATTTTAGTAATAACTCTTTGGCTTCGGCGCGGTTGCGAGCCTTAATGAAAACGACAGGGATTTGTGGAATAATATATCCCTTACTGATAAGAAGCGGTATTGATTCCTGCCGTCCATGTCCGTCAAGGCAGTAATTATGACCTTCGTTTTGCCAGATAAATTCAGGGAACGCCCAGCCGTGTTTGATTACGCTGCGGCAGATTTTTACAAGCTGCTCCGGCGTTCTTTTTTTAAGTCTGCCCTGTAACGGTTCAATTTTGTCAAAGGGCAGAAAATCTTTGACATCGCACGTTACGCGAATAATCTTTGTCTGTTCTGTTGCCAGTTCCAATTCCATAGGTTTCTCCTATTGGCACGTCCGGCAACGTAACCGATTAATTTTTATAACGGTATATTAAATATACCTTAAACTTTCAAAAATGCAACACCCCGATTCTACACCGTAAAAAACGCCGTTCTCCACGCCGTTTCAAAAATCAATTTCTTCTGTTTTTTTCGTTTCTTCCGGCAGCTCCGATTCATTTCCGTGCTTATCCCGAAGGATTTTTTTAAATTTCTCGGAAAGACTTTCAAATTCAAAAAACTCCCACGCCATTTTTTGCTCGTTGAATTGGCATAACCAGCCACAGGCGGCGCATTCTTCGCGCTCTCCCTGTACTGTAATGGGTGCGCCACAATGGGAACAAACCTGTGGTTTATCCTCAAATGCTTTCTTTAACTTTCTTTGTCTTTCTTCTTCCGCTTTCTTCTCCTGTTGTTTTTTTTGTTCTTTTTTGGCTTCAATTTTCTTTTTATTGAGCCAATCCGGATATTCCTGTAACAAGTTTTGATAATTCCATGCCTTTGAAAAAATACGTTCATGGTCGCCGTGCGTTTTTGTGGTATCTTCTTGTATTCGAGAGGAAGCAAATACGAGAAAATTAAAATCTCCTATGAGCCATGAACTGTCTAGACGTAAAAATTCCTTTGCCTGTTTAGAGGTGAGGAAAAAGCCCTGTGTTTTTGCTATTTTCGTTATATTTTCAGAATTTGTTGTTGTTGACGAGTTTTCCACAGGGGGGAGGGTCTTCGGGGTAACAACAACATCAGAATCTATATCTAGATCAGAATCAAGATCAAGATCAAGATCAAATTCGTAAGCGTTTTGAGGGGTAGTTTTGGGGGGATGCTCTCCATGTTTTTCATTGTTTTTTAGGGAGGGTCTATCTTTTTCAGGGGGACACACCCCATTTTCAGGGGGGAGGGTCTTTAGAGGGTCTTGGGAGGGTGTCAAGAGTTTAGAAATATCGTAATCGTAATGACGGCGGTCGGCTATAAATTCTTTTATCTCCGCAGGAAGGCTGTTCAATACTTTTACCGTTCCTAAGAACAATCCGCTTCTGTCATTTATTTTTTGATGTTTGAGCCACTTCGGTATGATGATATATTCCCTGTAATAAAAGGCTTTTCCGGCTTCCGCGAACTTTGCCATTATGCTTTCTATCTCCTCGCGCTGTAACCCCATTTCGAGCCGGATATTCTTCAAAGTGCATTGATACACCCCTGCGGCGTTTGTATGCTCGTTGGTCAATAAATAGAAATAGACCAGTTTTTCTCGCTCGGTCAGGCTGTCGAACCAGTCATCAGCCCAAATAGACGTTGAAATATACCGCTGCTTTGTCGTATTGTTCATACCTTCTCCCCAAATCCTTAATTATGCGCTCATTGCGACCATCGCAAGGGCTTTCGCCGGTGGTGGCGGCACGGCGTTACCAATTTGCTTTACCTGATCTGCCACATTCCCTTTTATGATGTACTCGTTTTCAAAGCCCTGCGCCCGCTTTAGTTCTGGCGGCTTCAACATTCGGAAATGAATATCAAGTCTTACTCCGTCCACGTTTGGTGAAACTAAACCGCCGAACCCACGCGAAGCCGTTACAGTTGATAAAGGTTCGTCTAAAGAACGCGCTTTGTTCCCTCGATAATACCCTTCATTCGGCAGTAGAAACGATTCCAGTAAAGCAAACCTTTCCTTTGTTGTTACTGTCGGCAATGGTTCAGATACCGGCTTTGTACTGCCGTTTCCGTAATACTCAACAATAAGCGGATCCACTAAGGCATAACGGTTTGACGTATCCAAGCAAGGAAGCGGTTTATCCAGGGAATGATTTCGCCGTTCCGAATCTTCACCGCCGTGAAACCTTGTTATAAATGGCTGGCAAACGCTTATCGCGCCAGCGGTCGCCACCGTTGGCACAGGCTTGTCTACAGACCGCGCTGCCGCGCCGGATTGCTGTCCAAGCATAAATGGTGTTATGAGATTAAATCTTCCCTGCGCCAGTACGGTAGGAACTGGTTCATCAACCGGCTTCGGCATTTGACCAGATTCATGTCCCATTAAAAGGGGAACAGGGTAGACCACGCCGTGATGTGCGCCGCTGCCTGTTACCGTTGGAAGCGGTAAATCAAGAGAACGTACATCGTTTGAACCGTAAAGAACCGCAAGGAAAGGTTTCGCGTAATCTCCCCAATACTTTTCAATTCCTGCCGCTATGCGCCTTATAGTCGCGTCTGCAAGGGGTTTCTTACGGTCGAAAATAGATTTTCCTGGTATTCCCCAATCAATTATTTCTCGCGCCGATTTCCACGGCTGACAACCGAACAGATTATTGCCGCCGTCCATGTGGGTAATCTGCGGCCACAGGATTTTTTTACGTCCCTTAACAGCCTGTATGAAAAGACGGCGGCGCGTTGTCGGTGCGCCGTAATCCGCAGCGCAGAGAATTTTCCAATCCACCTTATAACCGAGACTTTGAAGCGATTGAATGAAAGCCTGAAAGATTTTCCCTTTCTGGTTCTGTATCGGCTTTCCGTTCTTATCCAGAGGCCCCCATGAAAGAAATTCCGGCACGTTCTCAATGATTACGCGCTCTACATAAAGTTCTTGTAACCACTTGAGAATTAACCACGAGGAAGCGCGGCTCTGGTCGCTTCGCGGCCGTCCACCGCGAGCAACGCTGTGGTGGGTGCATTCCGGAGAAGCCCATAGTAAATCGAGTTTGCCGCCCTTTACTGCGCGTGTCGGGTCTATGCGTTCCACAGATTCACAGAGATGATTTGCGCCGGGGTGGTTCGCAGCGTGTGTTTCCATAGCGATTTCCCAATGGTTTATCGCAAGTAGATTCACCTTCATATCCATTTCCATCGCGGCTTGCATAATACCAGTCGATTCGCCACCGGCACCGCAAAACATATCGACCACATTAAAAGTTTTTTTCATTTAACCACCTCAAGACATTCAATATCAAAACCACCACTATAGCCATTTAACCGAACAACCCAACTATCGCCAACTTTCCACGGTTCGCTTGCCACTATCCATACACGGTCTTTATATTTTTCTGCTTCCAAGCATTTGACCATTTTTACCTTTTCTCCTATCAATAATTCTTCTAACGGCTGGTCTAACGGCTGTCCGCAATAAGGGCAAAATTTATATTCCTTAATTGGATTGCGTTCATCATTAAAAACTCTTTTGCATTCCGGGCAGAAATGATAACCAACATCTTTTTGCCACCGTAGTTTCTTACCAAATAAGCGTTCCCACTTTTCAGTTACGGCATCCATTAACCATTGCCGCACTTCAAGACACAATCCTTCTGTATTAAGGCCTCCCGAATGTACCGAGACAGATAATAAACTATTTCCAAAACGGCATAAGTCATATTCAGGTTTAAACGGTGGCTTTAATACTTCTTTTACAGTTTGTCGGCTCATTCTTTGTCCTCCTTTGCAGAGTGATAGTATGAAAGATACGTCAAAGCATCTTTATACTCTTCATGGGTACATCTTATTTGTACCTGTGAACCGGAAGTAGTATAAATATCCGCATAAGAAATAATTTCTTCCTTTCGTTCACGTCCATGAATTGTTATTTGTTGAAAGTTATCAACAAACTTCATTCTTCCTATAAAACTGTCCTTTACATAAGTCTCTCCGATAATCATTTTTTCTCCTCCGTTTTATTTTCATCTGGCAATGATTTACTTTTTACTGCCAGAAGGAATAATTTTCTTAGGTCTTTTTTATCCCCGTCTAATTTATTGCAAATTATTTTATACGCTTCTGCAAATTGATCATTCGAATATTGTTTTGCAGCTTTTTTAAGAGCTTGCACTGGCGTTATATGTTGAACTTCTGCGTATTGCATATTGACAATTAAATCCTGTTGAATGCTTATCGCATCAAAATAAGTCATATTTCCTCCTTTTCATAAGACCTATATTTTTTTGACATCGCCGCTGGACGTATCCACGGCCACGCAAATTTTACCCACGCTGGATCGCGCATTCCAGTTTTATCACGGTAGAGCATAGCCATCGGAATAAAACCTGCTTTCATACAATCTATAAATCGTTTCTCTGCCGCATCAAAAGTATCTTGAGGATAACCAACAAGAACATAGGCGCGGAGATTTTGTCTTTTTCTTGAAAATCCATTTTGTAATAATAATTTTCCGGCTTCAAATAGTGGTTCTCTTTTTTCCGGGCAGTCATAAGCAAAAAATATTTCTTTTGGTTTTAATTCTGCAAGCCTTGAAACGTGCCAGAGTTTTAACTTTGCCGCTTCTAATCCACCTGTGAATAATGGTCTATGTTTTTGTTTTGAGAGCATGAGGAAAACATTATTTATATGGTCTGTTGAGCAAGCCAGTAAATTATCATCGAGAATATTCCAACCTTCTGTTATTGGCAATTCTCTTATATCACCCTCTCGTTTCCAAACATTACAGAACCAGCATTTATTCGGACAGCCACGGCTCGTTATAACGTATCCATGCTTTAGGTACATTCCCGGAGTAAAATCTTCACCTCTTTGACCTATTGCCGGGCCGCCTATTTTTACTGGTGCAATAAAACGCCATGCTTTTTCAAGACGTTCTGCTTCCGGTATATCCCAAGAAAAAGTAACAGAAACATGAACCTCGTCAGCTTCTGCGAACATAGTCGGATCGCCGACAAAAGATAATTCATCGGTTGGTGTGGCATTTGTTCTTCGTGGGAATACGCGGATAATTCTCATTTATCTCCTCTGTAGTCATAGGTATTTACTAAAATGCCTTTATTGTCTCCGCTGGCAAGCCGCCGAATCGCATTTATAGCCAGATCGTTTTCTGCGCGAAGATTTGAACGGAACTTTTTTGATTCTTTCTTCATGAAGAATTTGCCTTTTTTGTAATACAACAGGCCCCAACCTTCCGGCAGTTTATCTACAGGGATAAGATCAAAAGGGCAGACGTAAAAACGCTTATTGCCGAGGTGATTATTTTCTATGTAAATAAGTTCGGGGTGTTCCTTCACTATTTTAATGTATTGTCTTTTTACATCGGGGTTCATTTTATCGCTCATGTACTGGTCATGCCAGAATTGAATATGCCAATCCACCGTATATTTTTTTCTCGCGTCTTTTTTCTGGTCTTTATTAAAATCAGATAACGAGGTTTTTATCTCAAAAAGAATTGTGCCGCCGTAATCAAACACAAGAACATCGGGTTCTTCTCTGGACGCAAAACTTTTGTATTCATAAAGAGCAAACTTTTTGTTGAAGCGTTTTGCCGTGGCAATACATAGGGCTTCGTGGGTAATAGTTTCTATTTTAGTCATCCCAAAGCCCCTTTTCGCCAGCTATACGCTGTTCTGCAATTTTTATATATTCGGGGTTTATCTCACACCCGATATATTTCCGTAAATTCTTCACCGCCACTACCGCAGTAGTACCACCGCCCATAAATGGGTCAAGCACTATCCCATTTTGTGGACAACCGCATAATATGCAAGGGAGAATTAATTTTTGTGGGAACATAGCAAAATGGTTTATATCCGAAGGTTCGGAAGCAACCACCCACACGTCTCGTTTTGTTCGCATTGGATTAGTAGGAATATTTTTACCGTGATGTTGCTCGCTCAATCCTGTTGAACCGTCTTTATTGACGTATCCGCGCTGCGGCCAGCGTTGATGTCCTCTTGCGTTAAAGGATTGTTGTTTTAATCCTGTGGCATCTGGATCAGCGTATTTTACACCGCCGTGCATCATGGTATCTTTTCGACCATCGTATCCGGTGGCAGGTTCTAAAGCAAATTTTTGATCAAAATAATATTTTGCATTTTTGGAAAGTAAAAAAATATGCTCGTGTGATTTGCAAAATCTATCCCTTACGGATTCCGGCATTACTGAAGGTTTAGACCAAATAATATCCTGCCGGAGATACCAGCCGTCAGCGCGGAGAGCGAAGGCAAGCAACCACGGTATGCCAATTAAATCTTTCGCTTTACAACCATTCGGGATTTTTCCTTGTGGTAGGTTCGGTTTATCAACTACTCCCTGATTTGTTTCCTGCTTACTGCCTTGAATTGAATCAGGATAATGAGCCGAACCGTTACCAGAACCGGCATAGGTATCTCCGATGTTTACCCACAGCGTTCCGTCATCGCGTAATATCCTCCATACCTCGCGGAAAACGGAAACAAGTTTTTCAATGTATTCTTCGGGTGAATTCTCAAGCCCTATCTGCCCTTCAATGCCGTAATCACGCAGACCGTAATACGGCGGTGATGTAACACAGCAATTAACAGACCTGTCCGGTATTGTTTTGAGAGTATCTATGTTGTTTCCGGGCAGGATACGGTTATACATTAAGACACCAGCCTCCCCAAATTTTCTTTTTGATATACGGTAGTAAACTTTTTAAGTTCTGATATTAAATCAACAATTTCATGTTTCAGCGGTTCCGGAAGACGGTTCTTTTTGTGGTTGCTATCCGCGCCGATATTTACCTGCGCCGGAGCAGCCATTTTTATTAAATCAAGCATTTCTTCAAAGTCGAATTTCATTATTGGTTCGATGGTTATCATTGTCTCAAAGCCTTTGCTGTGTATGTATTGAAGTCCTGCGGCTCTAAGATAAGGCGCAGGAGATTTTTTTGTTATTAAGGGATAATGGCGGTTTGATTCAATAGTGGTACAGAATTTATACTTTCCTGCCGATAATAAGTTTAGGAAAGGTCTAATGTTTTGTGGGTTTTTGGTTTGAAATAAAAAAGTGTTATCTGGAAATTGTTCGGCGCGTTGCAGTACAGAACGAATATAATCAAATGGTACATTTTCCCCAAATAAATCAGTGCCGGAACAAACAAAAATATAATTTTTATGTCCGAGATCACATTTTAATTCGGCAGGAATAAGGTGCGGTTTCCTCTGTTTTCGTTTGTACTGGTTCATTACGCGCTTCACATAACAGTATTTACAACCGTGATGACAGCGACCGCGCACCGGATTCCATATCCAGTCAATAAAAGGGTACATATTTCCAGTCGGCTTTTTTAATCCCATTGTTTTTTCCTCTTATATAAATTCCAAATTTATTTTTTTCTTAATGCACTCTTCCATGCCATTGATAAGTTTTATGGCTTGCTGTTTGTCATAGTCGCTGTCCTCCCAAGACGAAGTTAATTCTTTTAAGCGCGGTAAGACTTTAGCGCACTCTTTAGGCTTCATAATTCCATCGCAGTCGCAATGAACAAGTAGAATCTTTATATCGTCTTTTACCTCCTCCCATGACTTTCCAGTTTCTACTCCTTTATGTTTTCCAAGAATTTCAAACCCTTCCATTTCTGCGAGATTTATACCTATTTCTTTGGCAAGCCTCTCTCGGAATTCCATGTACCCGAAATAGCTCCATTTCGCATCGCCGGGCATAATATTAAGCCCCATCTTTATCCTCCTTTATTTCTTTTACCCATTTATTGTTATCTCTCACTTCAATTCCCAATTCACGAGCGAGCCGAACCTCTATCTTTGCGCCCTTTGATTTTTTCCAATCAGGAAGAAGTGAAATACCATCGCACAGTAACATCGTTCTTATTGCGGTTCGCATAGCATCTGACCATTCCGCTTTACGAGAAATAAAAGCGGCCGGATTTATAGGTTCGTATCCATGCGAATACAGCCTATTTTCTTCTTTGAGAAACTTTTTATCGTAATCTGGATCGCCGGAAACTTTTCCGCAAATATATATTTTCTTCATTGTTTCTTGGCCTCTTTTTTCGGAAGGTCAATCAATTTGAATTGAACATCTGTGCCGTCTTTTCGCTTATCACGAGTACAGGCAACCCAATGACACATACCGTGGAAAAAACACCTGTGGCTGCAATTATGCCCTCTCATTTTTACGGCAATGACAGCCTTTCCCAATGGGATATCTTTTTTCATTTCTTGACCCTCTCAAACTCAATTACCCATACCCAAGGATTGCTATCCCATGAGTAGCCGCGCTCGGCGTTAATTTCATTCCACAAAATCCCAAAACCCTGGCGATATGTTCTTCCAACACCAGCTATATCGGGTGTAGTCATAGGCTCAACACCCTCTGCCTTTGCGTCTTTCTCCTCAATATCCTGCAACCGCCTGACGATGATTGATTTTATTTCAAGGAAAATACGCGCTGCTTCACGCTTCATGTGTATTGAGGGTTTCCATGTCCATTCTTTCGGGTCGTAGTCTTCATATTCCGGGAAAAGGGTATCGGCAAAATAATAATATTCTGGTTTAATTCCCGGTTTATTTACGTTACAATGTTTTTCCCGTACCCAAAGAATGTCGCCTATTTTTCCATAGGGGCAATGGTCAATAATAAGGGAAGTTTCAGGATAGAAGTTCAGAGCAAATAATCCTTCTTTGAAACTATATAATTCCCTTTCTCCTTCGCCTGTGTAATGTTCCGGCTGTGGCATTATTATTCGCCGCGTCTGCGTTTTTGTGCCTTCGAGTATAGCCTTCACCATTTCCGGTTTGAAAATAATAGGTTTCTCGCTCATGCCTTAACCTCTGCATTCCACATAACGCCGTAACCGCAACAATACCGAAGACCATGCTTTACATTCTTGCCGTAAGTCTTGAGATTGGGATTATCACATAACAAGGTACGCTCTGATGAATTTACAGCTATGCTGTATTTGCACTCCGCGCAAGTTACGTTGTTTGTTTTCTTTTCTTCTTTCATTTCTTACTCCTTTCTTCCACTATTTTTTGAATAGCAGACAAACAATCGGAACAAATATCTGCACCTTCGTCATTGTCAGTTTGAATGCGTAATTCCTTGTTATTTGTTGATTTGAATTTGGGTTGTTTCCATTGGTCAATCTCATTGCCGCACATATCACAGTAATAATTTGTACTTTGCATATCTTTCTCCTTTTATTTTCCGCAACAATGTTTATACTTTTTTCCGCTTCCACATTGGCAGTATTCATTGCGTCCTTGTTTAGTATCAGAACGTGTTACCGGAACGCGAAATATTTTTCCGATTGTATACAGCCATTTCTCTTCTTGCTTTTCAAAACAGGCTATCTCGTGGTGGACGTTTTTAAGTTTTCCCTGTTCATAAGTCGCCTTGAATTGAACCTCACCGACCGTAACGCCGGAAACCATTTTTATATCGCTGGATATAATTTCAAGTCCAAGCCAGACAGAATTATTACTCCAATCCTCTATGTCTTGGCGGTGCGTTTCCATGTTTTCCTTACAGGTGTCGATTAGGTAGTCGATTTCATGTAACACATAAGCGGAATACCGGCTTCGCATAAGAGCTTCGGGTGTCGGCGCATTCTCTTTACGTTTGATAAAAGGTTTACAGCAATTTGCGTATAATTTACCAGAACCGCAAGGGCATTTTTCAAACATTATTTTTCCTCCTCTTTTTCAATTTGCAATGGCATAATAAGAGCGACCTTATCATCTTGAATAAACTTAATAGCCTTATTTTGTTCATACCAATAAACTTCCCATGTACCTTCTCCGAGCAAACGAAGATAATCAGGGTTTATTGCCGTTACGTCAGGGAATCCGTGAAGAAGTATTGCTAAATTCATGTTAAAACTTCCTGAACCTTCAAATGTAGTTTTATATTTTGCATCTTCTGTATTTGGAATTATTTTTTTGTATTTTGGGAAAACATAGTCATTTTCTGGTTTGTCAATATTTATAAGCCAGATATATCTTTTGTTTTGTTTGGCTTTAATTATTTTCCAATACCCTGCAAACAGCCCATGTTCATTAACAAAGTCAGCGGATAATATAGTTAAATGTAATTGTCTCCCATCTGTGGCAATGCCAAGAAGTTCACCTTCTTTTTCAGTAGGTTCAAAATAGAGATATTTTAACGCTGTTTTAGTAGGTAAATCTAAATCTATTAAAACTGCCCTTGCCAAATAAAGTAACTGTTCCGTATCTTCTCCAGATACCTCGACAACTTTTCCGAAATTCATAATTATTCTCCTTTCCTTTGAACATTAGATTGCAATTCAATAAAACGCTTGAGATTTGTTTTATCGAATATAGAAATATATTGACCGTCTTTTTCCTTTATAATTGGTTTGTTTTTATAGACGAATGACATCAAGTATTCACGGATTTGTTTGCATTTTTTTTCTTCTATATTTTCAATTCCATTGTCCGGCAGGAGAGTAAAACCTTGTAAAGCAGTTTCAATATAAAGAACAATATCCTTTATATCCGGCGCAGGAATAGGTTTCTTCTCGCGCCGTGGCGGTGGTGCGGTTTCCTCGATTTTTATTTTTTCCTGTTTTGGCTGTGGTTTTTCCTTCGGCTTTTCTTTCTGTTGCAAGCCCATCAAGAGGAGAACTACAGTAACCGCCAGCGGCGCAATAATATCATAGAACACAGCAGGAACGGCAATCATAAAAAAGTCGAAAAGATATTTCCTATCAAGATTATTAAGGCTCAACATAAAGCCGAAGAACGTCTGCGGTATCGTCTCGATATAAAGATTTTCCAGTACTTCATCAATGCTTTGCCGTTTCTGTTGCTCTGCGCTGTTCAGGCTGTTTGCGGTTTCCATTATTGTTCTCATGCTGTTGTTCCAACTCGCACCCTGTTGTTCTGCCAATGTTAAAAACCTGTCCATGTTTTGCATCGTCCATTTCGTAATATCAACGCCTTCTTGTTCAGCGTTTGAAGATTTGTAATCTGCCATGATTGCGCTGCGGCGTTTTTCAATTAAATCCTTTATGTCGGCTTGTATTGCATCGCTGCTGATAAACTTTGAGTAATTGAGCGACAAAGTAGAAAATATTGAAAATGTAATAACGGTTAAACCGACAACCACGAACATGATTGAAAACAGTTTAGCGAACCCCTTCTGCGCGAGGAAAAGTTGTGCCGCCGTGAAGCTGGTCGCGCTGAATATAATCAGTGCGATACCAGTTAATAGGGCTATTACACCCTCCATGCCTGTAAGCAAGAGATAAGACGCGGTATTCCGCGCCGACATCAAGATACAGAGCAGACCGACCGCCAGCATTGCCACAAACACAATGTTCCGGGCATTTACAAGGCTTGATAGAATTACGCTAAACTGTTTTTCATTATTCATTTTTCGTTGTCTCCTTTTGTGCAGAGCGTTTTGTTTTTGGTCTGAATTCAATATGGTCTGCCACGATTATAATTTTTTCGCTGTCAGGTGCTTTTTTTAAGCGTCCAACGGTTCTCAATTCTGCGCCTATTTTCCCTTTTTCAAGAGCCATACGACACCAACCGCCTTCCGCTTCAATGTCAATTTGCAATGTTTCTTCTTCCATGCTGTCATCTGATTTGAAAACTCTTGATGATGAAATAGTAAATACACAAATATTTTTATTTTCTGTGCGAAGAACCGGCTCAACTACGATATTGCCTTCAATAAGCATTGAGTTTAAGTTATTCATTTCTTGCCTCCAAACTGTACTTCCAACAAATACTTATCACCGTCTACAAGCAAATGTGGTAATGTATAAGCGTCTTTCATTTGTATATCGAAGCCATTTTCAACCTCTTTAATAGCATCAACGCTTTCTATTGTTTTATAAGTAGTTAAATCTGATTTATTCATTACAACTACTGTCATGCCGCCTCCTTCGCCGCCAATACGTCCATGTCGATTTTCTGTTCAATCATGGCTTTGACTTCGTTGCTGTGGGTGATGACTATCGTATGCCGGAGTTTACTCTCTGCATGAGCCGCTTCCAACATTCTGCAATAAGCGGTTTTTGATTCGCTGTCGAGTGCGCCGTCCACTTCGTCTTGGAAGCAGGAGAGGAACGCAAAATTGGTGTTACGTTTGCGGATAACGGCAAACGCATCATAGATAGCGCGTTTTATCCATACCGCTTCGCCTCCGCTTTTGTTCTCAAGGTTTACCGCTTCGCCGTCTTCGCTGTCGATTACTTTTATTACAAAGTCCTCAATCTGCTTTGTTTTCTTTCCTGCGCCGCCGATTCGCGTGGTTTCGATGGCAATTTTGAAGCGGTCGCCGTATGCGCTTTCAAGAATTTTGTTCGCGGTATCTGATATGCTTGGTGCAAGCGCGTCCAGTTCCAACGCCTGTATGCCGTCTTTTCCGAAGGCGCGTGATATGGTATTCCATGCGTTATTTTCCTTAACGCTCTGGTACATGGATTCGACCAGTTCGGCAAGTTCCTTTTCCTTTGCTTCTATGTCTGCCAGTGTACGCATAATGGCTTCGACATTCGCTTCCTGCCGTGCAATTTCTTCCTTTGTGGCGGTGTACTGCCGCGTCAAGTCTTCATGGCAGGAAATAGCGGTATCGAGTTCACGCCGGAGCCGTCCATAGGTTGTGTCGTCAATGCCTTTCGTCAATTCCTTGACCACGTTAAAGCGTTCATCGAAAAGTTTATTCTTATCGACAAGCTGATTCTTCAATCCTTCAATGCGTACCTTCGCGGCGTTGGCGTTTTCAAGTTTTGCGCGTAAATTTGTTATGTCAAATTGTTTAAGTTTATCCGTGGCTGTCCGCAGTATTGATTCGTCAAAGGTTTCTAACTTTACCGTGTCGGGTTCATCAAGAGAAAGGTCTGCGAGTTCGTCTTGTATTTCTACAAGCCGTTTCTTGACCACATCTAGTTTATTCTTGTTGTCTTTTATGGCGGCTTTTTCTTTGGTGATTTTATCGACAAACTGATCGCGCCGAGCCTTCAATTCAACAAGTTTTTCTTCCGGCAGTTTCTGTCCGCAGGTAGGGCAGTTCTCTTCAATGTTCGCGGAATCACGTTCATAAAGTTTGATATTGTTTTCGTAACTCAAAATAAGTTTTTCAATATCATTCTTTAATTGAACCGCTTTATCACGCTCAACCTCAACGGCTTTTACCTTTTGGTCATGCTCGGTTTTTTGTTTCAGATAACCCTGCTGTTTTCCCATGTTTGCTTCTGTAACCTTCTGCTTTTTCTGGTTCTCGGTTTCAACAGTTTTTTGCAAGGTTTCATAATCGCTGATATGTTTCTCGTATACGGATTTATTCTGCGCCGCTTCCGTGTAACGAGTAATATCACCCTCGATGGCTTTAATTTCTGCCGTGATTTGATCAACCGCTTTCCGCGCTTCTATTTCTTTCTGTGCGCGGATTTCTTCTGCGTTAAAAGCCGCTTGTTTTTGTTCCATGTCGGCTTTTGCTGTTTTGCCTTTTTCGGTGATTTCAGAGAGACAGTTCTCCGCGTCAAGACGTGCTTTTTTTGCTTCATTAAGACGCTTTGTTTCAGGCTCTTTGCCTTCAATCGCTTTTTGGAGTAGTTGTTTTTTTATATCGCCGTCATGGATTTTGGATTCTTCCAGTTTTGATTTTGCGTCCGCAGCGTCCGCAAAGCGTTGCAGATAATCAATACCAGCAAGCGCAACAAATAAAGACTTCTTTTCTCCGGCTGTAGCATCGGCAAGGTCGGGAAGGTCTTTTGTCGGCTTTTGTGTCGAAAAAGCGGTTCGCAGGAATAAGTCAATAGAACCGAAAATCCCATTCACAACTTCCTCATAAGGTTTCAAATTGCCGTCAACGCCGGGTCTAGGTTGCCATTCATTTACACATTCCAAATTAGCGAAACCATAAGCGTCAAAAATGTAGTATTTGCAGGAACCGGATTTATTCTGACCATCAACTTGAATTAAAAACTTTATGAAGTGTCCGCGCCCTTTCAAAGAACGGTCTTCATAAATTATTTCGCGGTAACTGTCGCGGAGACAGAAGTGGTCTTGTAATTTTCCTTTCCGGGTAAGCATTTGCGGATATGGGTGGCAGTTTTCAATCAGCGTTGTTTTACCGCGCCCATTATTACCGATAAGAGCAATAAGCCCATTATCGTAATTGGCAAGATTAAGGCAGATTTCGTCTTTGTGTAGACCTTTCCTTATACCGATTGAACCGCGCAGTTTCAAACTTGCGAGTTCCCATTCCCCTGATACCGAAGCCGCACTTTTCATTACTTCGTTTTCAAGACGTTTGATTTTTTCAATAACGGTATTTTCAACTTCCTGATTTGAGTTTTGCGCCCATACTTCAAACTTCCGTGCAGGAGTATTGACTTCTGTAATCTCTGCGGCGCGGACTGTTTCTATTGCTAATTCTGAAATAGTTACTCTCGAACCTTCAACAGCGCCGTATTGATAAAGCCCTTGTAATTCACTGTCTGTGTTAATGAAAGCACGGTCTTCCTTTTTACAAGTAATTTCAAGCCATACTCTTTTCCCTGTAACGTCCAATGTCTCTCCGAGCATGAATTTCGGATTTTCTCTCCAATCCTCAAATGAGGTTTCAATCTTCATGTTCTGTGGGTGCGGAAAATCCACGCGGTCAACTTTTACAGGGAAGCCATAGGGATTTCCACTTATAAATTCGACCATATTAAATCCTGCTTTGTGTGTTTCACCAAAGTTTTTGGGATAAATAGAACCGGCATAATAAGCTGGTATATTGCCAACCTGTTGCGGTTTATGAATATGTCCAAGAGCAATATAATCCGCGCCTGTATCGGACAATTCGTCAACTGTTATGCTGATACCAGTTCCACGCTCTATTGTCTGGTCATTCTGTAACGTGCTCCCGGCAATATCGCCATGATAAAGAAGAACGCATGGAATATCCAAATAATCCTTGCGCTTTGCACCGAGCAAGAAACATAATTTGTGCATGGCGGCGCGGATTGTTTCTTCGGTTTCGTCTTTACCTGTGCTGTTGTTTGCCAATAAGTATTTTTTGCGCGGTTCCGGTATTCCGAAGATAAGGGCTTTCAGTTCGTTTTTATTACAAGCGCGGTGTGCTTTTTCTTCGTAAAATATATTTCCACCGGATACTAAAAAATACGCTTGTCCCGGTTCAAGAATAGTGATACCGTATTTACAAGTGATTTTTTGGAAAATCTCCAATGAACCGTCTGTATCATGGGAAGGTGTTCCGTAAATCATGACAATCGGTGCAAGGTCTGCGATGTTACGAATCGCGTCCGTGAACCGATTAAATCCTGACGCTTCTGTATTAAGCATAGAAGCGTCCCAGGTGTCCCCTGCGATACATACTATATCGACAGGGGACTTTTTTATTTGTTCCGCTAATGACCGCAGGGAAGCAAGTGCTTCCTCTGCGTGTTCACGGCAACAATGAAGGTCTGCGAGGTGTGCTATTTTCATACATTTATCCCTTTGTTATGAAGCCAGTCGTAAAGACGCTTGATCATGCTGTCGCGGCTTTCAATAGTGGCGTTGGGATTGTCTAATTCTTCCTGCGCCATTTTGTAGGGGTTCTTGCCGTTCTTGCTTACAACGTCAAGAGCGTCTTTATAAGTAATCATCAACTGTTCAATCAACAGCCCTTTTTGTGTACGCTCGTCTTCTTTTTCGCTTCCCGGGCCTGTGGGTTCATCAGGGAATTCAGGTTCATCAGAAGTTTCTGCCTGATTGGTATTAGGCGGCGTTTCTCCCGGAGGTGTTTCACCCTGTGGCGTTATATTTACCGTTTCAGCGTCAACAATTTGCGGTCTGCCGCCGAAGAGATCAGATATATCAAAGCCGAGAGCCTTTGCCGTTGCTAAAGAGCGTCCCTCCGGCGTTTTCAGGATATATTCCGTATTTTGAACCATGCGCCCGAACAAAAGCGGTTTTTCAATGTCCTTTGCTTCAAAGGCTGTCGGCATACCAACAAGCTCGCGGATAACGCGCAGACGTGCGCCAGTATTCGCTCTCTGTGTTGCGACCTTTTGAAGTTCAAGAATATACCGCGCCAGAGAAGAACCGTATGGTTTTCCGTCTCTGCCTGTTCTTTGCTGTTGCTTTGTTTTGTCGTTAAGTTCGGTAACATTGTAATCGAGCATGGCGCGTAATACCGGATCAAATTCATAATCGCATTTTGAACTTGTGCGATATGAACCATCGGACATCATTTTTCTGCCCTGCGCCACAGCGATATAAACTGTACGCTTACCGCAAGCATTATCCTCAAGAGTTACGCTGCGGACTTCTCCAAAAATAAAGTCAACGCCGCTTGCTTCGCCGATTCTGTCAACAAGCTCGCGCTTAGGCATAAATTTACCGGAGATATTAAAGCAGTCATTTTCTTTGTCAAGTTTTATCTCCGATACTTCCGGTTTGAAGAGAGGGGTTTTTTCAGCAACCCAATCCTTGTCAACAAAAACAAGTGCGCCTTTTTTCTGCGCTTCTTCAATTCTCGATAATGCTGTAGTTCCGTTCATGTAGTTGCCTCCTTTAATCCGTTAGCGGTAAGTATCCGCTTCGCGGCTTTTACTGCCGCGTCCAGTTCCTTCTCGCATTCTGCGACCGTTTCGAATTCCGCTGTGGCACTTATTTGCCAAAGCCCTTTTGCCGTTTCATCGAGGGCTATCCGCACCCTTTTGTTAGTCTGTACTTCCATAATTTCTCTCCTCAAAAAATATTTTCATTAGGCATACACCCAATTAGAAACCGATATAATTCCTACATATCGCCGGTATAAATTGTTTCAATGATTCCTTTTGAATCATAAAAAACAAATGTTCCTTCGCCGCCAGTACGCAGACCGATATAATCTGTGGCATCAAAAAACTTTCCAAGCCGTTCCGCTTCTTCCATAACCTCCGGTTCAATAAGGTAATCAGGAATTATCGCCAGACAGCCAGCGTCAACACCGTAATCAAAGCCGGAAGCACTTTCATATACTCCGTCTCCATACATAGTTCCGCATTGTATGAACGCTATTTTTCTTCTTGCACAATTCTCAAGAACCATGTAATGAACTTTTGCGGCATACAGATCAAGGTATTCAAATTTTATTATTTGGTTTATTTCTCTTTGCGTTCCTGCGAAGATTTGATTGCATACGTTATCCCATAATTCTTTTGGAATGACATAGCAAGGATCACCTATCCAAACCCTTATCTTTCCATCAATTTCTACTTTCTCGTCAATCTTGTTTTGCATATTCCATTTCCTCCTTTTATATTTATGCCGCTTGTACGGCGCGGATTTTTTGTAAAATATCAGTTCGCTTTATGGCTTTTGTGCCACAATATTTGCAATTAACAAAAATCTGTTTTTCAGTCATTCTTTCTACTGTTGCCTCAAACCATTGAGAGCGCGACCAGCGGTTTGTTTTTTCGATATAAACTTCTACAGACTTTCCAACTTCCAATCCGAGGTCTAATATTTTAAGTTCGCGGTTCAATTCGTTTCTTTCTTCCCTGACGTTGGGGTGCAATGTTCCTCTGTCCATTTCCGGATATGTAAAACTTTCAAGGGTATCAAAAAACAAACTCATATTTGTTGAAAAGAAATCTGAATTTATGTTTTCCAATACAAGAGCAACTTTTTTATAGTAGTCTCCCATGTCGCTCAAGTTTTCTTTTGTACCATGACCACTAATTCCTGATATAGATATTTCTTCTACACCCTTATTCCTGAATGTTACGGAAACATCATTTCTGTTTTTATTGCCAAAATATACGCATACGCGGTTTTGTTCCGGTGATGGTAAACCATAAATCCGAATATCTACCCTTGTATATTCGTCTACAGGGTAGCCAGCGTCTTTCAAGTGAGCTTTTAATTCAGATTGAAGTTTGTTTTGTGATTCATGGTAGAGCCTACTGTTTTTTTCAGAAGTTTTATCATCTTCTTCGATAAGCGCATTTAATTTGGCAAGCCTATCTTCAATTTCTTTTCTGGTTTTCATATTTCGTTATCTCCTTTTTCGTATTCTTCGCGCTGTTTTTTCTTGGCAAGTTGTAATCCATGCTGTAACCTGTGGTCTTTTTCAATATCCTTTTGTGTTATTCCAATAGCGTCTAACGCAGAAGTAGTATCAAAAGTAACAATATATTCGTGATCTGCAAGTTCGTAATCAAACATTTCAAAAATAAATCCTTCCCCTGTGTTGTCTGCCGCTATTGCGTCCTGCAATTCTTTATCAAATCTCGCAAACATTTCATGTAATTTTTCGGCATCGGTACGGCGGTAGAAACCTCCAACGCCGAGTTTATAAACCTTGTCCGTATCATCAGGTGATAGACCTAGTTTTGCCATACCTTCTACAAACTGTTCATTACTGAAAGCAAACATTATCGGGAACTCTCCGAATTCTTTATCTTGCTTCCGTCTCAATTCTTGATATGCGTTCATGCCGCCACCTCCTTCGTTAAGGTCTGAATAGCTGTAAGTTTTGCTTTCAGTTCTTTAATTGTTTCCAGAAGGTTACATACCAAAACGGATTTGTCATTAAATGATCTCTGGTATTCGTTCTTCAATACAGTAAGGTTTGCATTTTCTTTTTTGTAATAAGCAATAACTTCTTCATACTGTGAAATTATTTCTTCGCTCGTGCGGCCATCATAACGGCGGCTGTCAGGGTGTTTATCACTCCAAAACTCTGTAACGCCGTTACTGGTAATCTCGTGGAATACTCCATTCTTTTCGGTAGCGTAAGTTTTTACGATGCGCCCATCTTCCATACTGGTGTGTTCTTTGTATTCAACACCGCCGATAATCTCATTCTTTGCTTTTTGATAAACTTCGTAATTTACAGCTTTCATTCCATACCCCTTATCTTAAAAAAATTGCCCCTTGGCGGTGGAAGTCGCTTCGGGGCAGCCAGTCTGCCAGAACAGGCTGTAAAGTCTTCCACCCCTTTACAGCCGTTCCTTGCTTACTCTTAAAGTGTCGCATAATTCAAACACTTTTTGAAGTAGTAAATATAAAATATTTCAAGAATTTTCAAAATATTTCCGTTTTCTGCTTCACGCCTGTATAGTAAAAGTGTCGTTTTATTCAAACACTTTACATTTTCCGCAAAATGTACGATAATATTAAACATGACAGGTGAAACCTTAAAAGAAATGGCAGAGTGGTCTGGAGAATTACAGCGCACTATAGAACGGCGCATACAACGCGCTAAAATAAAACCTTTTACAAGAGAAGCGTTATATCCACCCGGAACATACGAGAAAATTAAAGATATTAAGATGGGCAGACCAAAAAAAGAAAAGCCGGTTAAACCCAAACCTAAAAACAAGAAAAAATAATTCATTTTGTCTCCTCGACCACAGGTAAGGAAAAGCGATCACAACCGCATTTTCCCCATACTTGCGAATCATTTTGATCAAATAAAATGTGGAAAAGATAATGGCAAAAAGTAACGCCGGAAGGGTGTCGCCGGAAGTCTGCACAGCAGCGACAGCACCGCGCTTTATCTTCCGCAACATCTTTGAAATGAAAAGTATCATTAAAATATTTCCGGGTAGTTTTTGCCATTTCCATTTCGGTTAAAACTCCTGCTCGTCTGTTGGTGTGCCGGGCTTCGCTTTTGTGCCAAACTCTATACGCTCGGCAATTACAAGTAACGAGCTTCGTTGCTGTCCGTCTTTTTCCCATCGGTTTTGTTTGAGCCGACCAGTTATGCGTATTTCATCACCCTTCTTTGACTTCTCCGCGACAAGTTTTGCGACATCACCGAAGCAGTCAACATCAATGAATGAAACCTCTTTTTCAAATGTTTCTCCTGATTTGTAAAAGCGATTAGTGGCAACAGACAATTTTCCGATAACAGAATTAGCGGTATGTTTTAGTTCCACATCACGGCAAAGATTACATTCCAATACGACAAGGTTCTGCTGGTTCATAGTTCTACTCCTTAACTTCAAAAATATTTAGTGTCGGCATACAACCGTATGTTGACGTTTCTATTGATAGGCGCGATATTTCCTTGACAATTTTTATTTCGTTTTCGTCAAGTTCCATTATGAATTCTGTGGAAGCATCGCAACCTTCTAAAATAATTTGATATTTCTTTTTCATTCTGGCCTCCATCTTTCATCAGGCTTGACAAAGGGAGTACAAGCAACCACAACGAATGGGACTGTTCTTCCAAATTCAATATCTGCGCTCATTATGTTTTGCAAATAACCTTTCTGATATTCCAACCACCAACCACAACGAATGGGACTGTTCTTCCAAATTCAATATCTGCGCTCATTATGTTTTGCAAATAACCTTTCTGATATTCCAACCACGTCATCAACACCCATTCTCTATCAAGTACCCATACCGGCATATTTTCCGGCACAACTTTACCATACTCCTGTTTGAATTGTTTAATTGTTGGGTATTTGCGGTGATAGCACGAACATTTATTTTTCACACATGAGCTAACTCCATCGCTAAATTCAATTAACCCATTTGAAAAATGACATTTAGTAGTAGGTAAATAATCACGAGGTTTAACGTAAGCTCCAGCAGAACAAAAGTAATCTTTATCAATTTCATTCATGATATTTTTATCTCCTTTATGTTTTTTGTTTGTTTCTCTGATAAAAACATTTTCTGTAAAGAACCTACTTTTTTATTTTTGGTTTCTAATTTCAAACCCACTGATTCAATACATAAAGACTTGAGAGGATATGTTTCTTCCTTTCCGTCTTTATAAGTGATTGTGATTTGTTTCATGCTTTGCCTCCTGTTCTTCTTTATATGTATGCCTCATGCACCCTTGCCTGTGGACGGCTTTGCAATTAGCACAACGCTTTTTTCTTTTACAAGTGTTACACTTTAGTTCCACTTCCTTCCCATTTACTGGATACTTCATTTGTCTACCCCATATTCTTTCTTTACCCATAACCAGACCTTTTCCAGTTCGCTCTGGTTCATCTCTTTTACCGGCTTGTCGCAGATAAGTTTCAATCTTCGGTACAACATTCTGCTATGCGCCTGTATATTGCCGGGAGCTTGCTTATTCAGAAAAGCCGTTATAACGCCGTTGATATTTTTCCGCAGGATTTTCTCCGCTTCGCTCGGAGAGCATGGCGGCGGTTCAGGCATCGGCGCGGATACACCGTCCACGCCATGCGCTCTTGAACTTACCGGAATAATCCACGGTCGCGCTTCGCCTGTTCCTTCGCCTTCCTGTTCCGAACCAGTACCAATGAGTTCTTGCTGATTGTCGGGGTTCGATAACGGAACAAGTTTTTCCTGTTCTATCATGCGTATAACTTTTTTGAATGACCAATCCGCTGGCGCGTAAATAACGGCTTTCTCTTTTCCGTGGGATATTCGGTTCGCTCGCGCAAAACATTGCTCAAGCCACGGTACGGAACGAATATGAGACAGGCAACAGATAACGGATATTTGAGGAACATTAAGCCCTTCGTAAGCCATAGCGACCGTTACAAGGATATTGAATACTCCGCGCTTAAAATCTTTTATATTTTGTTTTGCTTGCGGTGTGTCCTCGCTGGTTGCTATTCGCGCCATTCTATGCCGCGCCGCTAAGTAGTCGTAATAGGCTTTTGCGATTTCAATATTAGGCGCGACCACAAGCATTTTTGCCTCGCGGTAGTTGTAAACCATTTCCGTATACTCGCGCAGGGCTTTATCCAATAAGTGATCTGCGAACTCTGTCCGTAGCGCAGTAAATAAAGCCTTCGCGGATTCTTCGCCGGACAAAGCAGAAGTGCTTTCGTGTCCGTCCATTTCCTGCCATGTGGCTTCGCCATCGACAAGAACGAACTGAACCGGAAGAATAGAACCGTCTTCAAGTGCCGCTTTCCGTCCATAGGTTATAACGCGCCGTGTGTTCGTGTTCGTAAGTACCGGCTCACCGCTTTGATAATCCATGAACGCTATGCGCTGCCCATCACCGCGTGAAAGCGTACCAGACGCTTTTATTACAAGCGCGGCGTTATCGACAAGCGGCTGTACTGCCTTGTGCCATTCCGAACCCTCTGCAATGTGATGAAACTCGTCAAGGAATAAAATATACTTGTGGTTTTTGAATTCTAGCGCATGGCATTTCGGGTCTATACCCACAGCCTGATACGTTGTTACATAGCCGGATAAACCTCGCGTTAAATCCAAGCCGTTGTCGGCGGCGCGTATCCGCTTATCCGTGAGCCAGCGCGGATTACAAAATTCTTCTTCACCCTGATATTTAAGGCTATTTCTCGGAACTATCCAACAGATTTTTTCCGCTATGTCAGGAATAAGATTTTCCGAGACAATCACCGGAACAAAGGATTTACCACCTCCGGGAGTAACGGACAGTATTATCTCGCGGACAGGCTTGCCGGACAAGATTTCTCGGCAGACTTCCCTTGTTTCAAGTTGGTGCTTCCGCAGGGTGATAGTAGGCATTAGTTTTTTTCTCCGGGATTGCCAACAGTTATATCCAGTTCGTCTTCTTCCTCGTCTTCGTCATCATCAAACAAAGAATCTTCGCTGTGCCTTTCCTGCCCATCTTCAAAAGGGAGTTCATTCTGCGCTCTTGCACCCTGCGCGTAAAGTACAACCTCCTCGCGCAGTTTTATAATTTTCTCAACAAGCGTATTATTTTGGCTGGCGCGAAGCTGATAACTTTCATCAGTAGAGGAAACATCATCATTAGCAATGAGAATTTTATCTGTCTTCAAAAGATGTTTTACATAGGGGTTCTCTTTTGTTTTTATATAAAACTCAAGATAAAAGTTTTCGCCGCTGTTTTCTGGATAACCAAATGTTACAGACCGGAACTGCGCCGCTATGCTCTCGAACCGGAAGAATTTTAATGAAGCATTTACCACATTGGATATTGATTGCATTAAATCTCCAGTTGGCTTGTCATTTGTTTGAATCTTCTGTTTCTCCGAACCAGTCTCAAACAAAACATTGTACTCATACTCTCCACCCACTTTGAATTGCAAAATATTCATCATTAAACCGCCTCCGTTTTGTTCCATGTTTCTATTGCGGTATCTATTGGGTCTTGTGAAACTAAATATTTTCCGCAAACCTTACACTCAAATAAATACACAGCATATCCAGATGTCATTACGCTTTCACCGCCACATTTGCACGGCTTTAATTCATGTACTTTGATTTCGTTCATTTTGTTATCACCCCTTTTAATATGTTCCACATCTCCGATACTTCTTTGCCTACTTTTTCAGCAATATCTAATCCGGCAGGAACAACATAACGCGCTATTTCTGGTTTGAGTTCAACATTTATTTTGTAATTGAAGCGAAGAGCAAATATTACACCAACAGCAAATAAGATAAGAAATATTGCACCTATGATTTCTGGTATAATTTCGCTTTCTGATGTGCCAATCAGCGTAACAAAGAACCCCACAAAACCAAAAACAATAGCAAACACAATTCCAAATTGATACCAGTAATTTAATAACTGATATTTTGTATACAATTCCACAATTAAATCCGCTGTAATAAATTCCATAATTAAATAACTCCTGCCTCTTTAAGTTGTTGCTCAAGGCTTTCTATTGAATTAACGACAATACCAATACCGCCGTTCCGATTAACGCAATCAAGAAATTCTTTTTGGTCAACAGATAATTTGCCGCCAACAGGTCTTTTACATTCAATCCATATAGAAATACCTGCCTTGCCGATAGCATAAATGTCTGACATTCCTTTTGCGCCGAACCTTATAAACCCACCGCTTGGCGTTTTCATTGCACCGCTGTTTACGCGGTAGTGCGGTATCTTTTTCAATGCGAGATATTTCTGCACCGCGTCTACTACCGGATTTTCTTTTATTTTTTCCAACGGTGATCTTGCTTTTCGCTTTCTTGTTTTTTGACCGTATGCCATCTTAAGCACCTCCTGTTCTTTCTCTCCACGAGGGAGAGAGATTTTTAGATTATTCGTGTCGGTTATCACCGACACAGAAAGCGGGGGCGCAGCCTCCCACAGCACCCGCGCCGGTGCCGTAGGAGCCGCCAACGCTGGAGACAACAGTAAAGGAGGAAGACGAGCCGGAAGAACGCGGTTTAAGCCAGTACCACCAGTCAACGCCGTTATACTTTTTCACACCCTGATTTGTTTTTGGAAGAAACACATGGATTTTCTTGTCCGTATCAATACCGGCATTTCTAAGAGCAGTTTCAAACGCATTCTTTACGTCTTCGCTGTTCAAGTATTCGGATAACAAATCACGACCTGTACCTTTGTCCGTATCCCTTGCAGAATTGAAAAGAATATCGCGGCTGTAATATTTGCCGTCCTCTTTTAACTCAAATACTGCGTGTGTCTTTTGAGCATTGAAATGAAGACCGCCGATGTCGGCTTGTGGCCATATAATATCTGTCTCAATAGTTTTCTTATCATTAGAACAAGAGGAATTGCCCTCCAACTTGTTTAACCGCTTTTTGAGGTCGATGATTTCTCCCTCGATTTGTTTGCACCAATCCGCGTCTTTCATTCTTCTTTCCTCCAAATATAATTTTTGTTTCCACCCTTTCATAAAGGCTTCTATTTTGATCAACCGTCTTATACTGATGCGAACAAAAACGCCGCATCATTCGCATTAAAGTATCCGTATACATTCGCTCTGCCTTCGGATAAAGTTTTGTTACATCGTTGTGCAATTCATTCCCAAAATACTGATGCCCAATAGGGTAGTTTTCAATAACGTACCTTACTGTCTCCGACATCGAGCTAAACTCATTCCCCTCCATATTTTTTTTCCTTATAGTCCGTACCTTTCACCAAAACCCATTTTTTTCAGCGTGTTATAGGCTTCTATAAATGCTTCTCTAAGGGTGTGATAGCGTTCTGTTTTGAATAAATATTTGCCGTGTGAATACTGCCGTACATAACTAATCTCGTAACGGCGGATTTTATGTTTGCCATCAATGCCAAAGTCATCACTCCTCCAAATTCTTTGTTCGTAATCGACAGTTTCTTCACAAGTCCGTTTGCAATCAGAACAGGGCATTTCCTTCTTTTCTCTTTTTTGAACTCTAAGCGGAAGCGCAAATTCCAATTCCTCAAGCGGCATTAAACATAATTTGCATTCGCCGTTTTCTCCGCATACTCCGGCGCACTTCGCGCATAGGTCGTTACCACATACAGGGCAGCACCCACCTATTCCTTCCTCTCCTTCAAGCCGCCAACGGTCGTCCATTTCACGACCACAGCGATCACAAGTTATTGCCATCTTTTCCCTCCTTATTATCTGGTTCAAGAACAATCCATGAAATTAAAGCATTGCTCTGTTTGATGTATTCCCCGAATATTGCAAATAACTGCCACAGTTGCGCTCTTTGGTTTTTCCAAATATCGTCAATGAAATTTATATTTGAATATTCTTTAAGTTCCATTTTGTCCTTAAATATTTCAAATCCGGCTTCGGTTAAGCGGAACTCTACCCAATCATTCATACTTACGGTTTTCATTAAACAGCCTCCTTAAACTCAAGCATTTTCACGTCTCCGCTTCCTAATAAAGCAACGCCGCTTTTCCAAAGCCGTGTCGCTTCTTCCATTGGAATTTTGTATTCTTCAACAACATCTTCCGGATCGGACATCCACTTGCGTATTTTCGCAACCTCGATGTTGAACTTCATTAAAAGATTTTTATTTATTTTCAAATGTGCATTACTATTTCCTTTGTAGTAACGCATCGTAAAAGCAAGTTCCCCTTCTTCTGTATGAAATTTTTGTTCTGCCTGATGTATCGTATAATTGGGATTTTGATTATCTGCTATTGGAAATCCGAGATTCCGGCAAACAACAATAAAGTCGTCAACAATGGTACGTTTGCCCATATATGAATAAGCGTTTTGATTATGTGCTTCAACAACGATTCGGTAATCAAGACCTATTTTCCAACGCTCTGGCAATTTGTCATATTTATAATGTTTGCGGCTGTCTTGGGTATTTCGCCAATCGCTTTTTACCCAATGCTTATTCGACACATAATTTTCTATGTAATCGGAAGTTGTCATATTGTCAAACACTTCTCCGATCTGGTCGAGTATGCCGATATTTGCGTTATTAATTATCCAGATCACAACTGAATAAATATTGTCAGCGTTAAAATCCAGAGTTTGAAATTCTTTAATGCTGTTAAATATATGCTCTCGAGTTTTATAAATCATTCGTTTTTTTACCGGCTCTAATTTATCAAATGTTGCTCGCCAGTATTTTTTCTTTAAGCCTTTGATAGATTCTTTTATTATTTCCATCATGGAACTTTTATCCTGTCCCATGAGTTTAATAATCGCAGGATCAAGTTTACCGATGGCACGGAAGGCATTGCCTAGTTCTTCTCTCTCCCTTTCATAATCAGATAAAAGTTGGTCAATGGGAGTTTGTTTTAATACCAATTCTTCTTTGTCTTCATCAACATATTTATCTTTTTTAGGTTCAAAGTCTGCAATATTTTCTCGGACAAATCTTTCAAATGCGTCTTCTAATGTAGATTGATATTTTTGTCCATGTTTTGATTCGCCTTCAATATTTTCCCACGGCAAATTTATGCGGATAAGGTTTACTTTACCGCGAGCCTCCCTGTCTGCCTCTGAAAAATCATATTCTCCGACAACTGATACTTCATAGCGTTTTAGTTCTCTCGTAATTTCATCTTGATTTTTCCAGCGCACAGGCAATACCAAATATAGAACGCAGAAATTACACTCCGTTAATAATTTGTTTACCCAACGCACAAAATCAGAATATGGAGGATTACTAAAAATGAGCGAGTAACTGTTATTATGAAGTGATACGTCCCAATAATTACGACCTATAATAAAGACACCTCTACGGATTAAATCATCAGCTTGCGCTCGTGCAATTTCTATTCCGTATTTATTCTGCGCCGGGAAAAAATCGAGAACGCGACCATCACCTGCGCCGATGTCAAGAAAAGAATCAATGTCTAAACGTTCCATTTTCTTTTCTCGTTTTCCGTTGTATTCATAATCTACTCTTATTCCAATATCCTCTGCATTCTCATTTTTTCGTCCACCTCTTGAGTTGTAATTGGAATAATCGTTCTTATGGCTTCGCAGATAAGCCCATAAATCATTTTTCATGGCTTCCATTATTTCCGGCGTTGTTGGATACCATTCAAAATCTTCATTTGCGGTTTTTAGTATCTGTATTTTTTTGGAAGTGCTTACAGGTTTTTCTTTAGGTTCAATTCCCGGACATGGAACGCCGTCAACAGCAAGTATTTTCATTGTAGTTCTCCGTTCAATAAAGAATCTGCTTTATCAGATACTTCATAGTCCGCTGATTGCCGCGTCCGATTAATATATTCAAAGATTTCACTCTCGCGGAAGAGAACCTTCCCTCTGCCTCCGGTTGGTTTGTAATGCGGTATTTTTTTCAGATGTACCAGTTTATAAATGTATGAAGGAGAAAAACTTGTTATTTCCTCAACCTTATCAATTCTGATATAAGGCTCATTCTTCTTTTCCTTTTCCATTTCCGTACCCCTTGTCTTAAAAATCTGCTCGTATTTTTTCGAGCAATAACGCAGTAGCGTTTGACCGCCGCAAGCCTAGCATCGTTATCATGCTTACTCTCTGCGTTGAACCAGCCAACTTTTACGTCTATGGCGTTGACGTGCCTTGAGGCTTCGTGCGTGGAAGTGATTACGGGAGGGGAACTCCGGCGCACGATATTGGAGCATCTGTGATTGACCACAGAAGCGCGGAAAAGGAGTTGATAGAACCGCACCGCCGCCACGGCTGCCCCATGTTCATTAGTCGTTTCCTCCTGTGCGAAAAGTTTCCATTGTGTCCTGCGCGTTTTTCCATTCCAATAAAAACTTTTCCCTTGAAATTTCCTTTGCTTGATAAGCGACAATGATTGATTTGAACCAAGCCCAGTTAATTCCGTTCTTCCATTGATGTTGCATAACGCTTCCTCCCAAATAAAAAAGGGAATCGCCACTTTTTTCCTTGCGGAAAAATTACAGGTGTGCTCGGCACCTGCCAGTAGCAATTCCCTTTATTACCCTGCCGGCACAAGGTAGTCTCAAATGAGACCATCTACAAAAACACATAGTCTCGAATGAGACTAATATATCATATATCCCAAATTGTATCCCAATCAGGGATATGTGTCAACCCCTTTTTTCTCCGTTTTTTGTAAATGGCTTTGCATATTTTCCAACTGGCTGTTTCCATTTTCCAACTGCTTGATGTAGACAGTTGTAGAGCATACGTTTTAGCCACTTCTCACGGTCAAGACAATGTGCGTCAATGTATTCGTTAAAAAGTTTGTCCTCGTCATCAGAAAGTTCTACTTCAATGGTATATTTAGCCATTTTTCCCTTCCTCTCCTGTTGAATTGGATTTACCTACGAACACAATTTTCAAAGAGATGGTATTTTCGTCTTCGACTTTGTATTCGCTAATAGACCAACCTTCGGTAGACAGTAGTTTTGAAAGGGTATGGATTGTCTCAAAATCAAGCGTTTTCATGCAGTTACCTCCGGCAAGGTTTTTCGCTGTCTGGCAGCTTTTATAATAAATGTATCACCATTTTAACATTTAAGTCAATATAAATGTATCGCAATTTTAACTTTTTTAATTTTTTTTCTGTTTTTTACTATACATTTGTCAAGGAAAATGTATCAGAAATTGAACATTTTATATTTTTTATGGATTTTCCGATAATTTAAGAATGAAAGGAATAACAATCCAAGAAGTAGCAGATGCGCTAGGATTGACTTATTTTGCGGCTCGTCAAAGGATTGTAAGAGCAGGTATTAAGCCAATTACAAAAGAAGCGTTATATCCTGAAAATACACTAGAATTAGTTAAAAATTCTCTTGGAAAAGGAAGACCAAAAAAGAAACAAGAAACAAACCAAAAAGGAGTAAAGAAATGAAGAAAGGAATAGGAATATTTATTGGTATTGTAGGTTTGATAATAGTTATTATTTGGCTTTTCAATACAGGGAAAATAGCTTTACTTCTTATAGGTTCTATACTTATCGCCGCAAGTTACTATTTGCTTGGTCTGGATAAAATATTTGGTAAGAATAAGAATATCCATCAAACTAATTCAATAAACATGAGAAATGAGAAGGCAATATTCGCCGAGAAAAATTTACCCGGATTGGCAAAGCAGTTTGATGAAACTGTCCATATCATTGATACGACAGTAAAACCTGATATATTTTTTAGCAGATATGAATTTTTAATAAAAACACTCGAAAGAATAATTGAAAATAAAAGAGATATGGGAATTAATGATACTAAATCAATTGAATTACTTGAACAAATTGAAAAACCAGAAAACAAGGAAGAGCAGATTAATGATTTTATAAAACGAAGTCATGAAAGACTTTTATCTGATATGTCTAGTCTAAAAACCGATAATGGGAGAATTAATAAAGCAAAAAAATATTTTGATGAGATGAATGAATATAAAGATAAAATGAATAATATGAATATTGATTTGTTAGATAGCTTAAATAAACAGACTATTTGATTACTTTTTTTTACTAATAAGATGACCATCTCTTAAAATTACAGCACATATAGCTCTTAACATTGTCATTGTATTTATTAAAGGCTTTGAACTTTTTTTGCCTTCAATGAATTGTTTTTTAATTGTTTTCATGTATGTCTTTCCTGTCTTTTTGCTTACCTTTGCTTCTTTACCAACTATTATGGTATCTGAACCATTTATCGTTATTTCAGAATTGGGTTCAAAACCACCCTCTTTTATTGTCATTTTTACCATATCCGCTACAGCATGACCAACTGATTCCGCAGCGAGTTTTGCTGTTTTTTTGCCATCAACTACATCTGCATAAAATTTACCCATTACTAACTTTATTTTTTCTCGTTTTCCATCAACAGTATTTCTCATAAATGGTCGTGGTGGAATATACCAACCGCCACCATGTTTTCTCATTACCCCTAACTCGTTCCATGCCGCATATTGAGCGATACTAACGCCTTTATTTTCACCACTACCCTCAGGTAAACCTACTTTTATTTTTAAATGTTTTAATTCATCAATCTCCTTAAATATTTTTTCTGCACCCATATCTTTGTCTGTATGCCCACCATTATTAGCCATGCACCCCTCCAGCTACTTCCATAGCATATTCTAAAACTTGGACAGTATCTAATGGTTTGTGCCATAGTTTTACAGTGATAATTTGTGGGTCAATATCGTCTTTTTCTTCACAGACAATATAGCCGTATTTTTCTAAAACGTGATATAGAACTAATTTTTCTCCAGCAGTCATATAAATATTATACCACATCTTAAAGAATATACAAATATGCCGATAATAAAGATATGGCAGGAAAACAACAGGGAATTCGTTGGGACGATTGGATTATTAAAGCGGTAGAAGCCTTTGGGAAAAAGAATGAACTTGGGGATTTCTCTAAATCAATAAAATTCCTAGTCAGGACAGCTTTAAATCATTATGGGTATTTTGAGGACGAGTACAAACCGGGGATAAAAGATACATGGAAAGAACCTGAAAAACATCTAAAAAGCAAGACTGGACAACGGAAGGCAGTGTGATTATACCTCCATCGGGTTTTTGGGAATATCTATCATATTTTGAAAGACTAATTGAAGCTGAAAATAGAAAAGAGGCAGATATATGGCTTTAACAGTTGGAGACGAAGACAAGAGAAAAGAAGCAATGGAACTTTTTATCAGGGCTTTACAGGCTGCTCCTGATTCTTTAATAAAAGCACTTTCCGGGAAAAGTTACGCAAAGGAATTGATAGACGGCGCGACCGCTTTCAAAGATTACCTATTCCCGGAAAACACAAAGAAGTAATTATTTTCCAACGCCTAATTGCTTTGACCTAATCATTAATTCATAGGCTTGCACCCAACCAGCGGCGCGGCCTGTGCGTCCATTAAAAGGCTGTGTGTCCAACCATTCAGAACGCTCTTGCAGATAGACAAGGAATTCGTTTGTAGTTTTCGCACTTCTCCGGTTCGATTCAATAAAAACAAGCATTGATAAAAGCCATGAATCGTCATCATTTAACTGTTTTATCTTTTTTGCGTCTGTCATCTTCATGGCATAGTCCATTAAACCGTCAAGAGAATCATTACTTATTTTTGTAATAACTCCAATCGGCGTTTCACCATAAATAATTTGCCGAGACAGATTAAATAATTCATCGTTCTGCTGTGCAGAGAGAACGAAGCCGAGTGAAATAAAAACTAAAAATAATAGTTTCCTTTTCATTTTTGTTCCTCCTTTATTTATACCGGAATCTCCGGCAATTTGTTTACCGCTTCTTGTCTAAGTTTATCCGTTACCTTCGCATATTTTGTCGTGTGCTTTATGCTGGTCTGTCCGAGTAGTTTTGACACCGTATAAATATCCGCGCCGTTCTCCAATGCCATTGTTGCGAATGTTCTCCGCGCCGTATGCCAGCCGATATTTTTTCTTATCTGCGCTTTGTCTGCCCAATCCTGCAAATAATAATAACTGGTACGGCGGTTGTGGCTGGATAACTTAAAAATAGGTTCATCAGCGGAATGACCTTCCGCGCCGCCAAGAATAGCCTGTGCGCTCTTGCTCAAGGGAATATATACAGATTTCTTTGTTTTTTCCTGCGTCTTTATTAACTGCATTGGATTTCTCGATATTCTTCCCCATACAAGCGTCTCAATATCAATTATCCGTAACCCTGTGAAGCAACTGAAAAGGAAGGCGCGGCGCACTTCCGCGCCGTAATCACCGTCAATTTTTATACCGGCAAGAGTTTTAACTTCTTCCTCGCTCAAAAACTCAAGTTCCGGTTCTTCCGTGGATATTTTTTGAACATAATTCGCAGGGTTCTTTAGTATCATCTCATTCGCCACCGCTTTATTTAATACTGTTCTTACAATACGCGCATAGAAGGCAGCGGTATTTTTCGATATGGATTTTTGCTGTAAAAGGAAGTTTTGAAAATTATCTACCCACTTCGGCGTTATCTGCGATAATTGAATAACGCTGCCACTATTAAATTCTTTTATATAATTGATACAGCAATTTATTACAGTCGGTTTTTTATATGTTTTTGAGTAATCCTCCATGAATTTAATGAGCGATATTTTTCCGGCAATCGGATCGGTAATATCCCATGCACCTGTAAGGAATTGTGTCTCGCGCTTGGAACGGCATATTTCCGCAAGCCGCCATATCTCTTTGTTTTGATCTTTATTTTTGGTTAATTCAAGGTGTAACGATTCCCATGTCCGCTTCCCACCCTGATAAATATCAAGATATAATTTGCCGCGCTTCTCGCGCAGTTTCACGCTCATATAAACCTCCGGCAACGTCTACAATGCGTCTACTAAAATTGTAAAATATTGGAAAACGAATGTCAACAAAAAATAAAAAAGAGAGTGAAATATTTTGTTTTAATTCCTTATAGGGTAAAGAGTTAAATATAAAAAGATAAAGAAGGAAAAAGAAAGAAAATATAAGATAATGCAATGGCACATAACAGGTCGGTAACTGCTTCGCCGCCTGTCGGCGGCTCGGGCTACGCAAAACGCCAGTCGGGGCTTGCGCCCCTTTGTGGCATTTTGCTCCGCCACAGTTTTGTGTTTGCGAGAAACTGCTTCGCAGTTTCCTTTATCGCAAACACAAAACCGTCAGTTACCGCCGGAACGTTATGTGTAATTGTGCCAAGATAGATATGCGTGATAACATATCTAATATATATGAATTAAAAAATATGAATTAATGAAGAAGAAGAAATAAAGTTTTAAGAGTGGCTTTTCATTACATTTATTCTTTTCGAGCTTCATGAGGAAGCCCTACCAGCGCAATATGCGCTGGCATTTATTCGCTTTTCGTAAATTATACCGCCATGATAGCAGTAAAAAATATATGTAAGGAAGAATGCGCCTTCGGCGCAGTAGGAAATTATTGTAATTGTCAAATGAAAGCATTATATCCGTTTTTTGAAACATTTATTCTTTTGGGGCTTCTTGAGGAAGCCCCCCGGCGCAATATGCGCCGGCATTTATCCCCCCTTGACACTTTTCTGTAAATATGTATCATTATTGTTATGGAAAAGCAGTACATTTACATTGTTCAAGCAAAACAAGAAGGAACAAGATGTAAAATAGGCATAACTAATGATCTTAAAAGAAGATTAAAAGAATATAATAATACAACAGGAAAATCAAAAGACAATAATTCAGAGTACTTATTTACTTGTGAAGTAAAAGATATGGCAAAAGTGGAAAATGATATAAAAGTTGAATTTGGCAGACTTCGGGAAGATAAACACAAAGAAATATATTTCTATAATTCTGATTTATTCGGTGATTATGTTAATTTTATAAAATCGCATAAATTGTTTGTAAAAGAAATATCTATCAAAGTTGAAGAAAAAAAACAAGTAGTAAAAATCGTAAAAAAAACGACACCTTCCCTTGAAGAAAGAGGCACTTCATTTAGAGAAGTAATGCGAAAAGCACAAAAAGTGGATAATGATGAATTTTATACCATATATGAAGATGTTGAAAAAGAATTATCAATGTATGATATAAAAATATGGAAAAATAAAACTGTATTCTGTAATTGTGATGATGCAGTCGATAATGATGAAAAAAACACATCAGCATTTGCATTATTTTTTCTAAGAAATTTTAAAAAATTTGAATTAAAAAAATTAATATGCACTCATTATGTTGCTGGAACAATTAATCAACAATATGATTTATATAATCAAGGACCAAAAGGTTATATATTTACTAAAGAAGGATTTAGTGAAATTAAAGATTATGATAAGTTGAAAGAGTATCCAGAATGTTATAATGGAAGTTTTGATCACCCATTATCACTAGAAATCTTAAAAAAAGATGCTGATATTGTATGTACTAACCCGCCATTTTCAAGGGCAATTGATTTTTGGGAACTTATCATAAAAAGCAAAAAACATTTTATAATAATTTCAAATATTACAAATGCAATAAATACAGCATATCTTCCCTACTTTAAAGATAATAAAGTTTGGGCGGGATATAATGAAGTAGATTGGTTTAAAACACAAAAAAAAGAACTTACCAGAGCAGCAGCTTTTTGGTATACTAATTTTAAAATAAAAGACAGACCAAGATATAAACAATTAAAAATAATGCCATTAAAGGAAATTCCAGAAAAATATAAAAAAATTGATGATTACAAAACGTTAATAGTAGATAATGGCTATATTCCCAGTGATTATAAAAAGAAATTTGCTGTTTCCGCAAGACCGATACTAAATGGATTGCTGGAAAAAGGATATAAAATTGTTTCGGATAAAAGATATACTCCTTATATAGAAGGACAAGAATGTTTTGCTAAAGTATTGGTGCAAAAAATAATTAAAAAAAATTGACATAAAAAGGCAGACGTAGTAAGATAGCGTGGCGTTGATGGCACGGCGTACAACAAAACGGTAACTGCTTCGCCGCCTATCGGCGGCTCGGGCTACACAAAAACGTGTTCGGGCTTCGCCCTCTGCACATTTTTGTTCCGCCACATTTTTTTGTGCGCTGGAATTGCTTCGCAATTCCTTTATCGCGCACAAAAAAACGTCGTAAACAGCCGAACGTTACACGAAATACCAAGATAGATATGCGTGATAACATATCTAATGTATATGGATTAAAGGAATAGAAGAAGAAAAGAAAGGGGAAGAATGCGCCTTCGGCGCAGTAAGGGCTTATTGTAATGTGTCAAATGAAAGCATTATTTCCGCTTTTCGCAACCTTTATTCTTTTGGGCTTGCTTGAGGCAAGCCACCAGCCCAATAAGGGCTGGCATTTTCTGGTAATTTATAAGAAAATAATAAACGCCTTACGGCGCATATTATTAAGGAGGAATTATGATAAAGTTTCGTCAAATGGTTATCATTTTGGTATTTTTATTCTGTTGTAAGAATTTATTTGCCCAAAATATAATTTCAGAACCTTCCCAATCACCTACCGTTCAATATAGATTATTTAGAACAACTAATATGTGGACTTTTATTAAATTGGACACAATTACAGGTAAAATGTGGCAAGTTCAATATTCTCTTGAAGGTTATTCTGGAACCGTTGTGCTTAATGAAAGAGACCTTGCTAGTGAAAAGCAAAAGACTCCTGGAAGATTTACTTTATACCCAACAAATAATATGTGGACATTTATTTTAATTGACCAGATTGATGGTAATACTTGGCAAGTTCAATGGTCACAAGATAGAAGTAAAAGATTTGTTTTGCCTATTGATTAATAAGGAGAATTCTAATGAAAGAAAACAAACTTGATACGGCTTGTAAATCTCTTATTGAGAGAGCAAGAAACGATCCAACTATTATGATGCTCTGTCATCATGAGTATTTAGGTGACTATGGAGAACCGCCTCCTGAAAATTGGGAACCTTCTGATGAAGAAGTTTTAAGAGTTGCAGAAAGGGCTGACTTTAGTTGAAATAGATACATTGTCTTTGTTTTTGCAATAATATATAAAAATCAGTCCAATAATGTGGAGCAACCAAGATATATAGCGGTGGTAAGATAGGAGTATAAATTTATTGTATAATAAATTTATTACATTAAAAATGCCGAGTAGTAAGATAACGGGGCGTTGACGGCACGGCGTACAACAAAGCGGTAAAAGTACGCCGCCTATCGGCGGCTAGGCTCCACAAAAACGTGTTCGGGCTTCGCCCTCTGCACGTTTTTGTTCCGCCACATTTTGCCTGCCCTGCAAACT